GACGCCATACTCAAAAACAATAAAGAGGACATTATTGACGCTATTGGTGATGCCGTTGTGGTACTTACCAATCTTTCCACTTTGGCTGGTGTCAACATTGAGCATTGTATCGATAGTGCATATGGCGAGATCAGTAATCGAACTGGATCTATGGTAAACGGAACATTTGTAAAAGACACGATATGAGAGATCAAATAATTAAACAAGTAATTGATAAGATACAAAGCCGCTCAGATGTAGGCTATAAAAAATACGGTGTTACACTTGCCGATGATGATCAACCGCTTGATAGATGGTTACAACATTTGCAAGAAGAACTTATGGATGCTGTTAACTATTTAGAAAAAGCACGAATGGTACTTCGTAATGAAGTAGAAGAATGTTATATTAGAGATGCGAAAAAAAACATTTAAAAGAAAAAAGCGAGGCCCTGTACAAGCAAAGAAGATAACATACGATGGTATTAACTTTGCTTCGGGACTTGAACGCTATATGTATATGGGATTGAAGAAAGCTAAAATTAAAGCTAAGTATGAGGGTGAAACTTTTGTACTTATTAATGGTTTTCATTTTGAAAACGAAGCTTTTGAAAGACAAGCTAATGGTAAAGGCAGCTATCAAAATAGAGGCAGTAAACGTATATTACCAATAAAATATACACCTGACTTTATAGGTGAAGACTTTATTATTGAAACTAAAGGCAGAGCAAATGAATCTTTTCCAATCCGTTGGAAGCTATTTAAGTTGCTAGTGTCACAGCAGTTTCCTAGTTATACATTATATAAACCACAAAATCAAGCTGAATGCGACAGAACAATAGAGTTAATCCTAAACTCTCGAAACACGTAGCCCGCCAAAAATATAAGGAGCGGCAGATTGATAAATTTATTAAGTGGTCTATCAATCAAAAAGGATATGTAAAATATAAAGATGTAGTAAAGCTGCATGATGAACATAATATAAAAGTATATGGCTAAGTTAACTTTATCGAATTATTTAGAAAGACCTACTATATCTAGGCCAGGCGTGCACGCAAAATCAAAAACAAGTAATAACAAAAAATCTAAAAATTATGTCAAAAAATACAAAGGGCAAGGACGCTAAAAAAAGAAAAGATTGGTCAATTAGTTTAGGTACATACCCAGGTATTGTTGTAGGTATGCGAACATATCACGGGGACACACATCACCAGCACGTTATATATTTACCATTTATTGATATTGCACTTGAAATAGAAAACTAATGGGATTATTTGATGAGCGTATAGCATATAAGCCTTTTGAATATCCTGAATATTACAATGAAGGTTGGTTAAAACAAGCACAAGCATTTTGGCTACACACTGAAATACCGATGCAAGGTGATGTTAAAGATTGGAAAGAAAAACTAACAGCCGAAGAAAAAAACTTAGTAGGTAATATACTATTAGGTTTTGCGCAAACAGAATGTGCGGTATCAGATTATTGGACACAGAAAGTAGTAGGTTGGTTTCCGAAACACGAAATACAACAAATGGCAATGATGTTTGGATCGCAAGAAACAATACACGCTGTCGCATATAGTTATTTAAATGAAACATTAGGATTAGAAGATTATGAAGCATTCTTACACGAGCCTGCTACGGCAGAAAGATTTGATAATTTGGTTGCTTACAGCGGTTCAAGTTCTGTTGGTATTGGAAAGTCTTTGGCAATTTTTTCAGCTTTCGCCGAAGGTGTTAGTCTCTATTCAGCTTTTGCTGTTTTATATAGTTTCCAGTTACGCAATTTACTTAAGGGTATCGGACAACAAATGAAATGGAGTGTTCGCGACGAATCACTTCATAGTAAAATGGGTTGTAAGTTGTTTCGCGATATGTGCAGTGAAAACAATCAATTAGCAGACTTATGTCGGAAAGATATTATTACCGCTGCCGAAACAATGGTAAAACTTGAATGTAAGTATATAGATAAAATGTTTGAGATGGGTGACATTGAAGGCATTAAAGCAAATGATTTAAAACACTTTATAAAAAAGAGAACAAATGAAAAACTCGTTGAACTCGGTTACGCGGATCTTAAGTCGCATATCCCATTTGACAAAAACGCAGCAAGCAATCTTGATTGGTTCTACCATCTTACCGGGGGGCATACTCATACTGATTTTTTCGCGGTTCGGCCGACGGATTATTCGAAAGCTGGTGAAGGCGAGGACTTTGAAGACATTTGGTAAGCTGCTAGATGAATACGAAATGTGGGAACAATTAAGCAATGAATAAGAAAGTATTAAAATTTTTAGTAAGACAACGTAGGCTAAAGCCTATTGAAAGACTCGCGAATAGATTAGGATATATGGGGACGGCATTTATGATGTTATCCCCACATATATTACCTGATAGAACAGGTATAGTTACATATATTATTGCAGGAGTAATATCAATTCCTCAAGTATTTGTAGCAAAGCAATGGAACTTAGTATTAGTTAATTTAAATGTAGCTATAGCCTACACAATTTTATTTTTTAAATAATGTGGAATAATGAATGGAAAAAAGGTATTGATTACCCAATCTGGGGAGATACCGACGTATACAAGAAAACTATATCCGGGGGATATTTGCTGCAAGGTGAGTCGCCCCGTGATGCATACAAAAGAGTCGCAACAACAGTTGCAAGACGATTGTACAAACCGGAACTGAGTGAAACGTTTTTTGATTATATTTGGAAAGGTTGGCTTAACCTCGCTAGCCCTGTACTTAGTAACACAGGTACTGATCGTGGGTTACCTATTTCTTGCTTTGGCATTGATGTAGGTGATAGTATAGCCGACATAGGAGGTAAAAATTTAGAAATGATGTTACTAGCTAAACACGGCGGGGGAGTTGGTATCGGATTAAATATGATACGTCCTGCCGGAGCAACAATTACAGGTAATGGAACATCAGACGGAGTTGTCCCTTTTTGCAAAATCTACGACTCAACTATCCTCGCGACTAATCAAGGCTCTGTTCGTAGAGGCGCAGCATCAGTCAATATCAATATTGAACACGACGATTTTGAAGAGTGGCTTGAAATTAGAGAACCAAAAGGCGACGTTAACAGACAGTCACTCAACCTTCATCAATGCGCAGTTGTTGGTGATAAGTTTATGCGACGCCTTGAACAAGGAGATTCGGAAGCGCGGACTCGATGGAGTAAACTTATTAGAAAACGAAAAGCAACTGGAGAGCCGTATATCATGTTTAAAGGAAATGTTAACAAAGCAAATCCAAAAGCATATAAAGAAAACGCATTAAAGGTACACATGACAAATATATGCAGTGAAATTACATTGCATACAGATGAGTCACATAGCTTTGTTTGTTGTTTATCATCAGTAAATTTAACTAAATATGAAGAGTGGAAGAATACAAACCTTATATATGACGCTATATGGTTTCTTGATGGCGTCTTGGAAGAGTATTTGCAAAAAGCAAAAGGGCTCAAAGGATTTGAAAATGCGGTCAGATCTGCAGAAAAAGGCAGAGCTATCGGCCTTGGCGTACTTGGATGGCACACATACCTCCAGCAAAATGGAATCCCGTTTGAAGGGTTACAAGCGCAGTTTGAAACGCGAAGAATATTTTCACAAATTAAAATTGAAAGCGAAAGAGCATCTAGGGCTCTTGCTGAAGTTTATGGTGAACCTTTGTGGTGCCGCGGTACTGGGTTTCGTAACACTCATCTTAGGGCTATTGCTCCTACTGTGTCTAATAGTAAGCTTGCCGGTAACGTTAGTCCTGGTATTGAGCCTTGGGCCGCTAATGTTTTCACTGAACAAAGTGCGAAGGGTACGTTCATTAGGAAGAACAAAGAGCTAACTAAAGTGCTTCGTAAAGCAGGTATTAATACTAATGAAACGTGGGATAAAATAATGGCTGATGGTGGCAGTGTACAGGATATACCTGAGCTAGATGATTGGGGATATGTAAATAAAAAGCTTACGCGTATTTCAGAGCAAGAATCGCTCGATTTAACGGGCTTTGATACAGTCAAAGATGTATTTAAAACCTTTAAAGAAATAAACCAATTAGAGCTGGTTAATCAAGCTGGGATCAGACAACAATATGTTGATCAAGCTGTATCACTTAACTTAGCATTTCCTTCTGAAGCTTCGCCTAAGTGGATTAATCAAGTTCATTTAGATGCGTGGAAAAAAGGTGTTAAGACTTTATATTATATGCGTACCGAATCGGTGCTCAGAGGTGATATTGCGGCAAAAGCAATGGATCCAGATTGTTTAAGTTGTGATGGGTAAATAAAAAAGGGGATTCGTAATTGAGTCCCCTTTATTTTTATATTATGCTATACACTGTTCGCCCTTTTTGTTTTTCAGCTTTTAAACAACGTCTACGATTTTCATCAGCCGATACATAACTTACATGCACCCAATTAGGATTATCGTCTGTCCCAAATTCCCATATAAGCTGATCAAAATCTAAATTATTTTTAATGTAGTTAAACATTTCAGCGTTTGTTTTATGGCCATACACGTCGTCAATATCAATTGCTCTACCTTGACAATGCTGCGACTTAGAACTTCCGCCTATTGCTTTATTAAGATCTACGCTTCTAAAAAAAGAATTAATTTTTATAGGCGCACCAACCCAATTGCGTAATGGTTCAAATACATTTTCTGCAACGCCTACCATATTAGTGAGTTGGTATTCGTTTGGTATATTTTCTATACCTTTTCTTTTAGCTGTATAAGATTCAGTTGCTTCTCGCCCGCTTATATGTTTGCTTATCTTCTCTAATTGCATTTGCTATTTCCTCTTTAGTTAAATTTAATTTAAATGATAAATCTGCCGACCATTGCCTAAGCGGTTTATTGTTTTTATATATTAGAACAATAGGCACAGCTTTAGTACTTTTTCTTATAGACGAAGGCTGATCTTCTAAAATACCATAAATAACTTTACTGCCATTTATTTCGTCAGGCAGTTTAACATCATTACGCGTGTTCCAAGAAGCGTTTATTTGTACAATAGTATAGTCTTGACAATAAGATAAAAAAGAAATTAATAATAATATTGAAGTGATTAAAGTTTTCATTTTTATTTGTTTTCAATTATCTCATATAGTTTTTCATCAATCTTATCAAGCTTCGCACTATTTTCCTCTACTTTAGATTGTGTGTTCATTATAGTTTCACGAATAAGCTGATCTTTTAAATCATATTCTGTTCTGCTAATAGTAGGCTCAGGAAGCTCTTTGGCTATTTCTATATCTGCCTTTAGCGTAAAATACATTGCTGCCAAGGCAACAGCACCGCTAATAACCAATGCTATTGTTTTTAAATCCAGTGTAATTTTAGTTCCTTCGTTTATTTCAGGGGCCATCAGTTTTTGTTTTTAATATTTAGTTACTCTGCCTTTAGTATTCTTTTCGCGCTGAGCTTTTCTTTTTGATTCTGGTGTGACTTCACTCCAGGTTTTTGGTGTACTGCTATTAATTTTTTTTGTAGGTCTAAATGTATTTTCGCCTTTGCTATAATCTTTTTCACCGCTTGGGGTTTCCCATTCTTCCTCAAACCAACGTTTAAGATTTTTAAATGGAGATGGTTTTAATTTAAATGCCATTATTTTTTACTTTTATTACCCCAGTTTTTAGCACCAACTTTACGGCATTTAACTAGCGCACCACTAGCATACGCAGATGGCCATTTTTTATATCTTGCTTTTACTTTAGCATAACAAGCATCTTTTTTTTGCAAAGGTGAATTTTCGCGGCGTTTATTTTCAATGCTTTCTCTTTCAATTGCTCTTTGGCGTTGTCTTTCTTTAGCGGGATTAGATTGAACACCACGATTCTGCAACGGCTCTTTAACTTTTGGTAAATAATTCCCTGAGCCACGTCGCTTAGATCGCTTTTCGTCATAGCTTTCGGTAACTTTATTTGTAGGTCTTGTAGCTGGGTTTTTTGCTTTTCTAACTGGCATAATATTATTTTTTAATTGTTTTTTTCTTAGTGCTTTTCGATATAACTTTACCTTTAGATTTTTTCGTTTGCGTTTCAATTAAACCAACATCCCATTTAGAATAACCAAGTGCTAATGATATAGCTTGCCAAGCCTCAACATCTTGTCTAATTGGTGTAGACAAGTTATCCATTTTTCTAATTACGCGATCCATAGGTAAATTAGTTGTCGCTGATACAACCTGACCTAATGCCTCAAAGGCTGGATTATCTAAACTAAATCCCTCTTTAGCCATTTTTTCTCTTGTATTTCTATAAGTAAATGTTCTACCAGCAGACATTAATTTACGTATTTTAGAATCTATAGGCGGCGATAACGTTAAAGCTTTAATAGCTACCCTTTCATAATTAGGCCTTGCTTTATTAGTTTGATTAATAGCTTCAAGTATCATATTTTTAATAGTAGCTACTGCGGCACCACCAAATCCTAAACCTCTTAATAAACCATCAGCTGAACTATTTGCAATTCTAAAATATCTGTCTCTTTCTTTATCCTCTTCCTCGTCATCAAACATCATTGCGAATAAAGCAGTTTGCATAGCAGAGAACACTATATTTTGAACAGCTCCGTAATACATTAATTTACTAAGGTTTGTTTTCCAATCCCCTCGGCCGTTAATTAAATCTAAAGCTGCCTTTTTAGTTAAGCGAGCATATTGCATAGGCGTGTTGGCAAAAGCTAATATAAGGCGCCCTAATGGACTTGCCTGCTGCTGTGATATACGATCAGGTCTTGATGACTGCTGAGATTCTTCCGCGGCTTCTTGAAAATCTAAAAATGCTTGCTGTTCAGCTTGTTGCTGCTCCATGCCTTCACTTAAATATCTATTTAAACGGTTTCTATAAAAAGAAGCCCCGCCCATAGCTATTGCGTGTGAATCCGCCATTTGTGTTGGTAAAAATCCTTTCTTAAGTATTGAAGCAATAACAGACCGTATAGGATTTCTGCCTTCTTCTGCGGCTTTAGCAATTTCATCTGCGTTAACATCCGTTTTCAGCCCTGAACGTCTTTCTTTTAAAAAGTCAGAGTTAAATAGCATGGCATAGTCGCTCCAAAATTGTTTTTGATTTGCAAATGCTGCTCCAGCTTTTAACGGATTGTTGTCACTAAAGTTAATAAAGTTAACAAAAGAAAGCTGCTGTAATAATGCCGATCTTGTGTTAAAGAACATAATGGCACCTACTGAGTCATTAATCCAGTTTACAAATTGATTAGTTAATCTATTTGACCCTGCTGGTCTTGCCCTACCTGTTTTCATTCTATAAAGAACATCGCTTAACGCTTCTAAATAATTATCGCCATAAGCTGCTCTCAGTCTATTGGCTGTTGGGCCGGAAAGTTTACCATCTTGACCAAACTTACCAAATATTTCTTCTATATTGGCAGCGTACTCTTCTAAAAATTTATCTCTTGAAGATGTATTTAAATAATCTAAAATATCAGTTGTAATAGATCCTTTATCCCAGTTCTTTTCAATAGACGGCAATTCAGCAAAAGTAGTTAAGTTCATTACTTGTTTTGCAAAATCTTCTAACCCGCTATTTTCTTTAACTACCTTTATAAGTTCTGCAACTTCTGACTTCGTTAAATCACCTTCGGGTAATTGCATGCCGCGCTTAGTCCATATATAAACCCTAACAGCTACTTCATTTGTAAAACCAGTGCTGTTTACTTCTTTTAGTTTAATATTTTGTTTACGCAATTGCTTTTTAAAATCTTTAAACTGTGACATAACCATTTGTCTATGCGCGGTAAATTGATTTATTCCCTTAGCAAACGGGTCGCTTATATTTTTCTTTATCCAAGCTAAATCTTTATCCCCTTGTTTTCCTTTACCAACCATATAGTACATAAGTCCCATAAGATCATCTGCGGAAGGTGGTATAAAGAATTTCCATTTACCTTTGTTTTTACCTAACAAATTAGCTTTCTTTTCTGATATTTCAGATTTACTACTAATATCAGATGTCCGGCCAATCATTTCACCTAATTCTTCTGCTTTGTCAAATTGCCCATTTTCGCCTAAATATTCATAATCATTATCGGAATCATTAACAAATTTTGACAATATTTTTTTAAATGCCGATGCACTAAATTTAGTTTCTTTATTGCCGTCTCTTAAATTAGCTAATTCTTTAGGTATTAAAACAGATGTGGAGTTAAATTTAATTTCACTGCCTATAGGTAAAATAATTTGTAATAAAATGTCTTTAACTACAGATGCTATCGACTCAGTGTGCTCCATATGGTATTGAGCAACTTTATCGGGGCTCCATACAACTCCAACAACATTTGATAAAGACCTGAATCCGTTTACGGAGTTTCGGTTAGAAACTAAGCTAATTATTATTGACTTTAATTTTTCTGTTTTTGTACCGGGCCCATTATGATAGTAGTCTTTATATGTGCTTATTAGTACTTTAGCTAATAAATTATTAGTTTCATTATGTTCGGATAAATCGTTCCACGCATTTTGGGCGTCTTGCTCAACGTTTTTATCCATTAGTCGGTTTTTACGCGTTCTAATTTTACTTGCGGAATTTGGAGTATTACTATTACCTTTAGGCTTATTTTTTGCTAAAGATTTTTTATATTGTTTTATAAGTTCTTTAGTATAGTCGCTAACCCACACAGCTTGCTCTTCTGTAAAAACCTGATCTCTTGTTCCCGCAGATGCTTCATTTAAAAAATCATTAATTAATTTTAAATCTTCGGCATTTTCAAAAGATAATTTTTTATTATTTTTAATAAGGTATTTATAATCACTTTTATCTAACGGGAACCCTAAAAAAGTATCACGCCAATTACCATAAATAGCGCGTAATAAAGTTTTGTTTTTTGCAATATCTCTATCTAAACCTTTAGTTAATTCTCTTATATTTTGAAAGAAGCTCTTACCTTTGTCTAAATCTAATTCTTGCCCTTTGCCTTTGGGTTTATTAACAAGCAATATATTTGTAGTATCAAGCTTAGAAACGTCTACCCCTTGATCTTCTAATAAGTTTTTAATTTTATTTGAATTTAAAAGCTGATCAAAATTTTCAATTAAGTTCATTGAAACATCAAAAACTCTTAAATCATTAACAGCATCTTGCTCAATAGCATCAAATTGCCCAACACTAATACCTGCTTTAATATCTTGAGCCTGCTCTAGCGTTAAATCTACAGCAGCCCTAACCGAAGTATTGCTTAAAAGTCTGCCAACAAGGCGAGCCATTGCGATCATTGATATTGCTCTTGCTTCACCATTTTTTAATACAGCAAATTTGCCATCAGTAGAAATACCAAATGTAGCTAAAAAATCTTTTTTAGTTATATTGTCTTTTAATTGAAAGGGGGCTAAGCCTGCTCCTAAACTTACGCGGCCTTGTTTTTCATAAAAAGCTTGTTGTATTTTTCTAGGTATTTGAAGACCTGTATTTATTAAACTTTCTTTAGCGGTATCCCCTTCTAATATAGCCCCGTTAGGTAACAGTCTAATTAAGGTATCAGCATTGGCATATATAAATTTTTGAGCTTTTGTTTTATCTCCTGAAAAATTCGCGGAGGTAGGTTTGCCTTCTTTATTAAGGCCTAAATAAGCATTAAGTTTCATGCCAAATAACCTAGCTGTAATTTCAGGCACCATATCGGGCATGCTAGCAAAAGTTAAGCTATTAAACTCTTCTTCAGACATTTCATTTATAGCCGTAACAGTTCTAGAATAATAATCAGCAGCTTCCTCTTCATTAAAAAATGCGCTTAAAGGATTTATTTTTGCTTTTTGTAAGGCTTCTTCTTCCTGACGTATTTCAATTAAAGATTGGCTATCTAAATAATCTGAAGCAACCTGAAATCTTTCTTGGCCTTCTTCTGTTATAGAAGATAGGCTTTCTTCAAATTTTTGTTTAGTACCAACTTTACCTGTTTTCTTAGCTTGTTTAATCTTATTTGCTAATTGAGAATTTATCCAACCAGATAAGTTGTCGTTTTGGCCGGGCTTAAAGTTCCGTATATGAGGAATAATTTCCTCAATAGAACCCATTATAAAATCGTCTTCATTAAAATTTGGAAGCTTTCTATCTTCAGAAGTAATTTTACTTCCAATTAATCTGGCTAATAAACCACTGGCATATAATTCTGCTATTGCAGTATCCGCGCCGCTTTTTTTCCATTTTTCATCTTTGAGACGAGCAATTTGTTCTTCACTTATACCCGCAACATCTTCAGGGCTAAGCTCAACTTGTCCAAGCCTTTGTACTTGACCTTGTAAGTTTGCATCAAACTGAGACCCTGCAAAAGCTTTAACCTCACCTAAATTAATATCGCCTACTACAGTTTCAACAATATTACTAAATTCAGGACCTTTTGCTGCGCTATAAGATTTAATAAAGTTATATGCGCTTTGCCCATTTGCAAAATTCATATTATCAAAACCTAATGGTTTAAATATACCGGTTATTGCACCACCAATTTTTTCAAAAACAGTTTTTTCAAAACCTACTCTATCAGTAGCTAATAAATCAGAAAACACATTCATATATTCTGTATAATATTCAGAAGAATTAGCTTTTATACGTTTTCTTTTTAAAACTTTATTCACTTCGCGCCTTTGGGTAGTGGTCATCGCGCGCTGCATTTTTTTAACTGCATTACGTTGTTTACCCTGATTTCCAACAACAGCATTTAATATATTATGTAAAAATTCGTGTTTTGCTACATTTACAGAAAAGGTTTCTCTAGCCAATTGTTTATTAATAAGTATTTTGCCTTTACCAATAAACACACCGTTTGAGTTTACTACATCTTTTCCCGTTAAAGCTTTATATGCCTGGGCATATTCTTCGGCTGTTTCAAACGCTTCAACTGTTGTGCCTCTCTGTGACGCTTCTTGTTGAACAGTAGATATGTTTTCTTCTAACTTTAAATTTACTAGCTCATTTCTGGATTGTTCGTATTGTAATTTAAAACCTTCAAATGCAGCGGCATATTCGTTTTTGCTAATAATGCCTAGCCTAAATTTTTTATTTAGTTCAGTTATTTCATTAGCAGCAGTATTGGCTAAGTCTTTTAGGCTTTCTATTTTTGATATTTGCTCATCTGATAAAGATTCATATATTAAATTGCCTTTATCAATTAAATCTGAAAGTTTTTGTTCTACAGTATTAATATTTTGTTCTATCCCTTTTTTAGATGTAGGGTCTGTAATGCCTGTATAATTTTTTCTAAGCTTATATAACTTTTGTATAAGCCCATCAATTTCTTTTAAGTTGGTGGTTTCTCTTACTGAATTTAAAGCTTTTGCAGAATAAGATCCTGTTGACAAACCGCTGCCTCCTAAAAATCCTTGTAATCCCGCTTCTAAGCCTTCTTCGCTTGTTACAGCGTCAAAGAAAGAAGACATTACCTCGGCGCTTTCATCAGTACCCGCTACACTACCTAATTCTATATTAACTGCATCGGACGCATGCTGTAATATTTCCGTAACAGCCTCCAAAGATCCAGTGGCTATTATATTAGCGGTTCTTCTTGCTGTTTTATTATAAAACATTTTTTGAGCAAGATTTTTATTAAGCTTGCCCAATGTCGCCATGCCCGTAGTTCCTTTAACTACTCCTTGTACTATGGCTTTACTACCTATATTCTCTAATAAACCGCTTAAAAATCCCATAGCAATGGGTGCGGCTTCATCAGCTTTATCTTGTTTAATAAGTTCTTCTGATGATATTCCTAAATTTTTAGCTTTTAATTTATTAAATTCTACATAATTATTAGCTATATAATTCAAAATATTACCAGTGCCTAAAGTTCCAACCGTATATGCTACAGATCCTAATGCATTAGTAACTGCATTAATTACCCCAGCCGCCATACCTCCGACATTACCTTCTTTAGCGCTTTCAATAATACCTTTGGTTCTTTTTGTTTGGGCTAATTCTTTTTCATATTCTTTAATAGCTTTTATAGTTTCTTCAGAACCTAATCCTCCACTCATGTAATCTGATGTATTCGCAGCAAATTCATCTACTTTATTTTGTCCGAAAATTCCTGCCGCGATTGTATTAGTGGCTATATCTAAAGCTGAACCTTGCCCTTTGTCAGCGCCCCAAAATTCTATAATATCCCCGGTTTGCTCGAGCATATTTGAAAATGAATTTTTTATAGACTGTATATTGGTAAGCTCAATTTCTTCTGATACCGAAGAACCAGCTTCCGAAGTGGAAACCATATTGTTTTCGGGTGCTGCAGTTTCCTCCACAGGCGCACCCTGACCCGTGGGAGTTGTCTTTCCCGGCTCTAAAGTAATTAAGCCAGCTCCTTGGATATATTCATCCAATGTTTTATTAGATTTTGCCGCAGCCGCTTCAACTTGCGTTAAAGAGTACTGCTTACCGTTTAATTCAAACATAATTATTCTATTATTGGTAGATCAGATTCTGTTTCTTCTGTATTTTCTGGTTCAGGCCTAGTTATATTGTAACCTAAATAATCAGAGCCAAGAGCTCTATATAATGCTTTTTGTATTAAAAAAGGATCTTTTATACCGTTTACGGATATTTCAACTTTTTGTTTAATCATAGGATGCTCAAATCTATACCCTATTATGTCGTCATCATCATTAGTTACTTTATTAACATCTAGCCCTAAATTAGTTCCTAAATCGTATAAGTTGTTAAAGTTAACTTCGCCTGATTGTATTTGAGGAAGTAATGTATTAATCCCGTTAACAATTGATTCTTCGCTATTAACTAATAAATTCTCCATTTGCTGTAGCTGGCGTTGCTGGGTAGTTACTCTTTGAGCTTTATTATTTTTAGAAGCTTTTCTAGCGCCTTCAGCCGCTGTGTCTTTTAAAGCTTGTAAATAGCCATTTATAACAGTTTCTTTTAGCTCAGCTTCATTTTCCTCTTCATAAAGCCTTGGGTCTTGTAACCCCATACCACCTTCAACAAAGAAATCGTCGTTAGCAAGGGAAAGCAATGTTGCTCTGCCACCTTGGCTAATCATATTCTTTAGCTGCATACGAAGCATGTTTTCTTTATTACCATCTATAGTTTGCCCTGCTGAATAAACAGTGTCCATTAACTTAGTTAATTTATTGGCTGTGTCAAAATCTTTTTTAAAGTATGAAGGCAAATCCTTAAATAAATCAATTTCCCCTAATTCATCTGAAAAAGCTATATTACCACTTTCGTCAACTAAAAAATTAGAATTATTAGTTAAAGCGTTTGTTGTAATTGCAAATTGCCCCACGTCGTTGCCGTCAGATATTAGCCCTGAGTCCACATCTTGAACGAATTGCATTTTCATATTATTTAAAGAATCTACCTGCCCGGCAAAGTTTTTAACTTTATTATTTACGCCATTCATTATACTAATCAATTCTAAATAGCGATCATCTGTAGCATCATAATTTGTTATTTCCATCGCGGCATCCGCGTAGGTTCTTTTTTGTGCTATTAAAAAATCAGTGGCAGCTTGTTGTTGGCTTGAGTCAAGTGATGTAATATCTACCTCAGCGTTTAAGCCTTTCATATAATTACTTATCTTTTGATTTTGCTTTTCTTGAAGTATTTTACTGGCTTTTGCGTAATTAGTAAGCTTAGTACTTAAATCAGCGCCAAAGTCTCCTATAACGTTCCTAAAGCCTCCTGTGGCTCTATATTCTTCTGGGCTCATTCCTGATGCCGCGTAAGCCGCTAAGTCTAATGTTCTTTTGTCCATAATTTATTGTGGTTGGGATTTTAAAAAATCACCTGCTTTATCCATAAATGATCCTTCGCCTTCGCCTAATGCTCCAGCTAATCCAGCTCCTGCTAATGTACCAATGCCTCCCATAAGTGATTGGGTTGCCGATGCTCTTGCTGCTTTTGCAGCACCTAATCTTTGCCCTGCCATTTGAAATTGGTCAGTTGCAAGCTCTTGCTGCATTTCTCTCTGCATTAAGTCACCGCGCATTTTTGTTTGTTGAAAAGCGTCTGCGGCACTTGCTTTTGTGCCCGCGAGCGCAGCTTCTCTACCTTGAAGATCTGCAAGCCCGGCAGATATATTTTGTGATTGTTGGCCCGCTATACTTTGTGCCAACGCTGCAATACCGCTTCCCCCAGCCGCTCCTTTCATAGCACCTAGCGTATTAGCTAAAGCCTGTTGTTGCCCCGCTACACGCATTTCGTCTGCTTTTGTAGAAACAGTAAGATCTTCATATTGATTTTCAAGATTTTTTGTAGGATCAGATATATCTCTATCCATTAAAGCCGCCTTAGCTCTATCAAATTCTCTTTGTGCGGCCGCTTCCTCTCTTTTTCTTTTTCCACTACCAATAATACCACCCGCAATACCGGTCAGAGCTTTAACACCTTGTCCAATTGCTGCAACAGGTAAAAATGCATATTGCATGCCTGAATCTAGTGATCCGATTAAAAGTTCAATTATCCAATCCATATTAATTTTATTACGTTTTACTTGCTACTTTCAAATATTTCGCTACCTATAGAAAATAGCTCTATTTTTTCTGTTGAATTATTTTTAAATACTGCTTCCGCGAAGTATCCTGTAAGGCCGCTTATATTAGCTGCGTTTGTTTTGCTAAACAATATAAAGCTTGTATTGGTCGGCCTAGGGGTTGATGCCGCAATATTACAATTTATGCTATACGTGCTTACCGAAGTAACCTCACCTATTTGTACAATTGTTTCTCCATTTAAATCGTTTGTATAATAAGCTGTATCGCCTATTTGTACAGAAACGTTTAGGGGCTTCGGGAAAGTTAATGTTATACTATCCATTTTTTCTTAATTTGTTCCAGCATATTGAGGAATTACATACCCTAATGTTATTAAGTCATCTACTACTCTTTTAGTGTAATACCCAGGGGTAGTGTTACCATCATCTAATAATTCTACATTAAATGCGGAAGTTAAATAACCGTGCTCATTTAAATTTTCTACGCCTGCATAAGGTGGATTAGTTGAAGTTGAATCAAATTGGTCTGTATTGTTAACAGAAGCTTTATAATATTGCTCTAAAGCAGATTCAGCGGTAGTTTGGCTGTTAACTTTAACTGGATAAAATAAACCCCTATAAAATCCTGTTCCTTTATTATTTTTTAATGAGTTTATAGTTGCTTTTAAATTAGTAACGTGGCTTATTCCATTTGCATCTGCAACGCCATCAGCGGGGTATTGGTCACCGCTTCCATCCCCAATTCCAATCTGGCTTGCTTCATCCATAAAAACGCCTATAACAACTGATTCTGCGCCTGGGAACTCTCCATTTTCATCTGTACTAAACCCAAATACCCCATTTTGACCATTAGCTAAATTTTGATGGGGTCGCTCTATGCCCGATTCAGCAACCTCAACTTTTGAATCAAATTCGTCCGCGCCATTAGTAGTTGTATCTGTGTTTCCCTGCGCTTCAGTTAGACCTGTAGCATAAAAATCTTGTAAATAATATCTTAAACATTCAGGATTAGTATATGGGTTGCTATAAGCTGTTACGTTATAACTAGAGGCATTATTGACGGTATAGGTTCCTCCAACACCTAAAAAATCTCTTTTTAAATATCCTAGCGTTTCGTCCATAGAGCCAGAGCTGTCAAACAAAAACTTAAAGTACGAATTAACAGTTGGCACAATTCCGCCTAATTGAACTATTTGAGTGTCAAAGCCTCCGCCTGTGTCTTCTACTTTTATATAAAATGTAACACTTCCGGCTCGTATGCCTAAGCCATCAGCGGTTATTGTAAAAGAACCATCTCCATTAGTTGTTCCGGTAATCCACGAAGGAGTTGTGGTTTCCCCTTCCCCTGTAGCTTCAAATTCACTTATTATATCCCATGTTAAATCCGTAGCGGGATCTTCAACATCCGTGGCAGTAGCTGTTGCTGAAAACGCATCTCCTTCTTCAAACACATAAGAATTAACAGGCTCATTAAATGTATTATACGTGCCCTCTGTCCAAGGGGTGTGGCTTATAATTGGGTCGTCGTTTACAGGCAATACCGTAATAACATTTGGGGCAATATTACTATCCGCTGTGCCGTCGCTAACCTGTAGTGTAAAGCTATCACCGCCATTATAATTTAAATCCGGTTCATACCATACTGTTGCTGTTTGTGCAGGTAAATCATACGGATAGGATGTAATTTCAGGGCCACCCTCATATGCATAAAACGTACCATTTGAAGGGCCTGTCATTATACTATAGATTAATGAGTCGCCATCCGCATCTGTAGCTGAAACACTTAAAAGTATACCGGTATCTTCATCAGTCGTATAATAATTTTCATTAGCAACTGGAGTTGTATTTGTTGAAATAAGAAAATCTAAATCAAGCTGGCTTAATACATTTAATGTGCCTGTTTGCTCTGTAATACCTTCAAAAGAAATAGTATATGTTAAGTCAGAATTTGATAAAGCTGAACTAACAGATTCTATAGTAGTGTCTGTTCCGCCATTGGCTGCTGCTAATAAATTTGTAAAACTATTAACTAAAGGAGGGGTATTCTCAATTATTGGCGTAGTTGAAATAACTGTTAGTTCGCCTTGGAAACTATAATTACTATCGCCTGCTTCTAAATCTTTATTTGGTTTATATACAAGTGTAAAGTTTGCTCCAGGCGTAAGATCTGAGTTATTAGTTATTAACTGGAAAGTTAAATTAATATCTAAATATTGGTTTATAGTAAACGTAGATTCTTGGCCTTGAGGGGTGTCAAAAGTAGATGCTAAATCCCCTGTTAAAACAAAATCATAATCGTCTGTGTCAGTAACAGTTGGAAATGTTATATTAAATGTATAGGAGCCGATAGCCGGTATAGTTACATTAGAAAGCGGCGATGTTAAAATAGATGTCCCGTCCTCATTTAATACAGTTAAACTAAATTCAGCACCTTCATTGCCAAATATAACCATTTGTCTTGTTTCACCACCTTCATCAACATTTGCTTTATTAATAGTGTAGCTTGTTATTTCACGTATAATAATAGGTATTTCAACAGCCTCTGCAACAACGGTAAAAACATTGTTAGCAATATTGGCCGCGGGGAAAGTATAAACACCTGTAAATGTTTTTCCTGTAATTTGTAATTCATCATTAGTAGCCTCTGAAGTTGTAAAAGAATAATTATCAGTATTACCTGTAGTAAGGTTGCCGCTGGGAGACGTAGGGAAATAATAACCCGATCCTGCCGTTACTGTATGGGAAAAAGCTTGAACCTCATCGCCTGCATTCCCGGTTATAGAAAAACTTGTGTTGCCACTCGCTGGTGTAACATTAGAACTTGCTATTGTCTCCACAACGCCTGACAAAGTATATTGGACTAATCCTGACTCACCGGCAATACAAATAGGTATATCTAAATCAGAAGCTGGCATTGAAGCGCCAGTCGCAAAAGTAACAGTCGCTAAAACATTATTGCCTGATTGTGAAAAAGAAACACTTTGAACTTCTGCAGGTCCTGAAGTATAGCTAAAATCCGCCGCAGTTAAAGTAAAGCCTTCATCTGGTATTAATGTTAAAACAGCAGTTGACTGTGTGTCAGCTATGTTAGTTCCCTGCGTAACACCAAATTCAACTGATGCAACCGAAAAATTACCTATTTTAGTAGTATGTGCCATATTAATTATTTGTAAAACAAGTGTCGTTTACATAAACGTGTACGGTGTAATTACCGGCAAAGCATGCGTCATTCACATACACATGCACGTTATACTCTGACTGGTCAGCCCCAGTAACTGTAGCTGTACCTATTCCTTGTACTGAAAATTCTTTTGAATCAACATTAGATAATGTTGTAGAAGTGCCTTTAATATAATTAAAATACTTACCTTCTTTATCTAAAAATGTTTTTAATTGTCCCTGTTGTAAATCTGTATTAATACTTTCAACCCACCACCCTGGGCTAACAGCCTGAGACGAGGGGGTTAAATTCTTAGCCTGTATCTCTGCTAATGAGTATTTTATACCATTACCGGTTTCGTATTTATAATTACGCGCTTCTGAGCCTGTGTAATTTAATGTTTTAAAGTTCTTAACGCTGTAAGGAGCGTCATTTAATAAAACAGTAAATTGACTATCGTATTGTATGCCGTAAAAATTATTAAACAATGTGCTCGCTTTATGCTCCCAAATTCTACCTTCTTTAAAAGTGTAGTATTTATTATTTATACTTACGCCTTGTTCCTTTAAAAATGAAAATCTACCAACCCAGCCATCAACGGCTTCTTGATACGATAAAGTGCTATTTGTATTATTAAGCAATAAATTATAAGAGCCTGATGTTGTGTCATAGCTGCCTATAATCCTAGTATTTAGCTGTAAATTATCTTCGAAATAATCCGCCATTCCTTTAGCAGATATAAGCGTAATGCCGTCGCCTCCTCCTAAACCTCCAGAAAGACGTATAACAACACCTCTGTTTTTATCGGTAAAATACATTTTATTACCATAATCAGCAAAGCTTTCAGGGTTTCTACTTATTCCAAAATTACCCGCATATGGGCGCGCTGTACCTAAAACATTTGTATTAGATGTTACATTTGCAGAACCATCAGCATTAAAAAGTAAATCTTTTTGGGCTGGTATACTAAAGCATTTATCTTCACACAATGCCACCATGTCAGTATCTCTAGCATGTAGCTTTTGAATACTGCCATGACGCGGGTTTAAATCTTTAGTAATTGCCTCAGCTAGTATAAACTGATTAAGATTATTTACACCCGATTGGCTATTAAATATTTGTGAAAATATAAGCCCTGTACTTCTGTGCTCTTCTTGGTAAGGTTCTTCAAGTACGGTTGAAACTATAGGGTTATTGTCTAGGTATGTTTGCGCAAAATCATCTCTAATTCTATTAGATTCAACGCCATTCCCAAAACTCCAACAATTATACCAATCTAGCGTTTTTAAATTATTCCATTCGTCTATAGGATATAAATCACTTGCCGCATAATATAAATCTAAATCTACAGATTCTTTAGGCTCTGTTTCCCATATAGCGGGGTTTGACGTTGAAAAATCTCCTTCTTGTGATATATTAAGGTCGCGCAGTATTTCTATAAACCCTGATGAATTAGTATTATTTAATGTTATATTAGGCACCCATTTTAAAGGCTGATCTAATTTTATGCTGTATCTTATAGATCTTCTTTTCCACTCCTTGCCCGCTCCATTACACCATATTTTATTTCTGTTAGCGTTGGTGTAATATGTTCGGAACATTTTTTTAATTTCATAAACCGTGCCAGTTGGATCTCCCTTAAATTGAAATTTAGTACCAATAGTTTTTAAAGCATCGCTAAATTTTTTTTGAGGACGCTCGTTTGCGTTATTTTCGTCCCAATTTTTCCAAATATCCCAATTGCCATCGCAAAACGCATTACTTGCCTTAGGCCCAAAACCGTGCCAAGTAATATCAAGTTTGTCAAAACCCTCTTGAAGCCCCCATCCAACTCGGTGTTTTTCAAATACATCTCCTGCGTTTTCATAATGGTATTCATTGTCTGCGCTTTTTCCTTCTATATCATGCGGGTTGGTTTCGTCAAAATACCACCAATGCGGAGCACCCTCGCTAGCATCCTTAACTCTGTATAGCTCTTTTGACTGAATTATTGCGTAATTAGGATCGCCTGATTGACTTATAATTTTATTAGTTAATGTAGAATCTTTATATATTTTTACGAAAAATCTGCCTTCAAATTCAGGTTTATTTTCTACTACGTCCTCCCGTATTATAACAGTCAATTCATCAGATATTCTAGAATCAAAATCACCATCCGTGGAGGTCCAATCTATAGTGTCGTCCATCGGTAATGCTAAATTTACTTGCACTAAGCTGTCATTGACCCCAACATCCCCTAAAAAATTAATATTGGCTATTTCAAATTTATCTGAAGAATTAGATGTTAAAGAAAATTGTACAGTTAGTCTATTGTTGCTGTTTTCAGCACCTCCGAAAAGTTTTTGGTAATCTCCGTTTTTAATATAAAAAAACAATCTGCCTTTTAAAGGAAAGCCTTCTTTTAAAGAAGTAATATTTTGATTCCAGCTAATGGAGCCTTGACCTTTATTTTTTTGTGTAGTTTTTACAAAAAGCGGCACTGTATTGGAAATAGATACAGCTTTATATTTTGCGTTTTCTATTACAGGAATAGAACTTGCGTGTTGTTTTTTTAATTCTAAAAATGATTCTTGCGTAATTTTATCTCTATCTGATGACGGAAAAGAAATCCAAATATTTCCATCTTCAGCATTATACCATCTATCCATTGCAAGGTTGTAATACTCACTTGAATTTTCTTTTATAAAATACTTGAAATATTTAGCCCAAAAAGGAGGGGCTCCAACCATTTTATTTTTAATAGAAACGGATAACGGCGCAAAAGATTTATTTAAAATTTTTGTAGCCGATTCAGACGAAAAAACTGGCGATTGGCGCCCATATTCATCTACACAAACAACGCCTAATTGATATGTCCGTTGAGATTTAATAGATGGAGAAGGAAAATATGTGTTGTTTTGATTTATTACAAAAGAAAAACTAGAATTAAATTTTTCATTTTGCGAGGTTAACATATTATAGCCCTGAGTATAGTTTCCGTATATTAGTCTATTAGCAACAATTTCTTGCGATAAAGCTTTTTTAGGAACATTATCAAAAGGTCTTAAAATTTGATTAGCTTCTAATATTGAACTAATAATTTCGCTTTCTATTTGATACTCATTATCTAACCATTTTTTTGAATCTTTTTCTATTGTTTCTACTTTGTATACCGCATTGTTACCTGTTTCTTTATATAATATATCTATAGATATAACATCTTTAGGTAAAACGCCAGCGCTTGGCACAAAATTTTGTATTTTAATAATACGCACAGAATTAACCATCGCTGTATTGTAGCCTAATTTGCTGTCATATTCAAATTCTTCTTTTGGTAAAAAAGCAACTTTTGAAAATGGAGAAAAGGCTGAATATTGATTGTCTTTATATTTATACCTATAAGCAAATCTAGGAAATTTAAATTCAAATATAGGGTCTTCTAAAATCAAAGACACCTCCCAAGGGGCAAACTCAGTGGGTACTTCGTCAGATATGGAAAGTATTTCTGCTTTTATTTTATAAACGTTAACAACTTCTGTTATTACAACTCGAACTGCAGCGTCGTCTTGGTATTCTTGATTATCATTTAATAAATTAAAAATTAACGTGTCCCCTTCTTTATAATCCATTTTTGTTGGAAAATTAAAAGTTTGTTCAGGAGATTCGCTATTTAGGCTATTATATTCCCCTTCAGAAGAAAGAGTCGCAAATTGGTATGATATTGTTGCGTTTATATTTCCTTGTCTTTCGCTAATGCTTAAAGATAGCGATGGGGCTGTTAAAGGGTACTTTTTAATTACAGTAATATCTTGCTCAATAAAATCTCTACCGTATATTTGTGAGTGATTTAAGAACGTACTTGTAGAATTTTGCCAGTCGGCTATAACAATTTTTTTGGGCTCTGTTTTATTATCAGTCCAAAATAAAATACCTTTTAAAATATTAATACCAGTAATAATATTATCGGCAGTAAAATTTAAAAAGTTAGATATTGTTTTGTTTTCAACAAGCAAAGGAATAACTACATCTAAAAACTGATCATATTGAGCAATAGCATTAACTTCGCTGGAAGCGATAAGCCAATATATTTTTTCGGTTTCTTCATCTTTAATAACACCTACGCACGATGCATCCGTTAAATTTGAAATATAATCACTATTCCAGTTAGTAAACAAAAGTGTACTACTATTATAAGCTTTATGAACAATTTCTTTGTTACCTTTGATATTTTCAAAAGCGCCAACGTCTGAGCCTTCAGATACGGATAAATCTAAATTTAACGCATCTCTATACTCGCCATTTGGTACCATTCGCTCATCTAGGTCTTTGTTCATGCGACCTTTAGCAAATACCCTTTGCATTTCTGGCATATTCTAGTGCTTTATTTGTTTACCTTTGTTTCTCATTATTTGCGTAAGCTCTTCTATCTTAAGATTAGATAATCTAAGTTTAGCCTTCCGCGTTGCTGCAAACTTTTCTTTTTTAAATCTTGCTACCTGGTATTCAGGCACGTTTTGTCGCGCGGATAATACAGCGTGCGCAACATGCTTGTACACCGCATCCTCAGCAAATTTATGTACTATTTTTTCATCTTCTGTAGCAACGCCGTCACTTATATATTTTAAAGTAACAACTTTATTAACCATGTTAGAATCAAAAAATATTTTACCCTTAAGCGGGTCTATAAAAAAAGTACCATTTGATTGTGCCATTTCTGGATCAATACCGATACGCCCTCCGTAAGACTCGGAAAATTCAAATTGGTCGCTAGCATTTCTACTATCGTTTTGCGCATTTTCTTGTCTTCCTTTAAACTTTTTCCAAGTTTCAGATTCGTTCGCTGTAAGTATTTCTTCAGTCTGCTGATCAAATAAATACTCATATTGATTATCTTGTAATATTGGTAGAGGATTGCTGGTTTTTCTAGCAGGGTATAAAAGTCTTTCTATGCCCGAGTCGTCTAGCCAGCTTATTTTAACGTAGTTAACATAATCGTGCGGAAGCAACATCATTAGCGATGGCGGTATTTCAATTTCTTGCGATTTTTCTGATTTAAAAATATCATAAGAAAATTCTTGAATAGCACGTTGCATATGAAAAGAAATATCCGTGCGTTTCATTTTACTGATAATTTTATCCTCGCCTACGTAGTTAATAATAAAATTATTTATTAAATCTTTTAAATTAATAAATTGGTAATTACCATAGCTCTCATCATTGCTTCCCCATAAATTATCGGGACCATAATAGTATTCTTTTTGAGTTCCTGTAAATAAAGCCATTTATTAAGATTTTTCTTGTTGTAATTGTTCTATTTCTTCAGCATTAGCCACTTGATATACGGAGGGATCTTTAATAACAAGACCCGCCATTTCTAATATTTTCATTACAAGCTCTGTTTCGTCAGATGCATGTAGCTCAAAATCAACTGAGTTAGTTGCATTGTATAAAGCTTCGCCAAATACCATTTGATATTGCCATTCAACTTTTGCTGGTTTACTTATATAATTACACGTAACTCCTGAAGTTATAGTAGTAGGATAAACTTGTATTGCAGAAGAAGATGTCTGCACGTATATTGGGGAGCTTACTGTGGGTTGTGTAAGCTTTGAATTCATATAATGATTTAATTCATTTTGATTGATTTTTTCAATCTCTATATATTCTGTATTGTTTAAATAAGACAATTGCCCCATTCTATAATAATTAGGTAATGTGCCAATACCGCCTGAGGCTATAGTAACGTCTTGCCTAAATTTTTCAAATATATCAATTTTTTCATTTAACAAATCAACCACATCTCCATATGTGCTATCATTGCCAGGCAAACGCATAAATTGATTTAAATCATAAAAGTATTGTTCAAATATATCAAGCTGAGCCTGGTTAGCGAATAAATTAAACTCTTGAGGAGTAATATACCCTCTTTGTTCTTTATTTAATATTGCTAGCACTCTTTGGTATACTGTATCTATGCTTACTGCCATATTTTTGTTTTTATAATAGTTAGGCCGCAATTACAACGGCCTAACCGTTATAAGCGACTTATTTAAGTCTTTTTTCTAAATTTTGGTATACTTCAATACCATCATCTGTTTTAAACCACGCAGCTAAAGCTGAATAAGGGTTTTCATCAAATGGAACAGCCATAAGCTTACGGCCATTTGTTGCCCATTGAAAAGAGCGTTGGTCGGGGCTTAATTTAATTAGTCCTGCTTCAACTGCTTTAATGCCAAAATTACGTACTTGTACATTTTCATCATTTGCTAATTCTAAAAATAAGCTTGGATTTCTACGAGCAAATAATAAAACATCACGCTTAACTTCTTTGCTAGTCATTTGATTTACTTTATTACCAACTTCAACACGCAAAATAGCCTCTAGCATATCTACCTCTAATTTAGTAGCTAAATTTAAAGCTTCAATTTCAACTTCTAAATAGTCTAAATCCTGTTCTGCATTTTTAACTTCGTCTAGTTCAGAATATACAGAATTTTTTAAAGGATGATATACAGAAAGTAATAGCTGTAAATTTTGTTTTGATTTAGGAACAAATAATGATCCGTCTCTAAATACTATTTGTTCAAGAGTAACTGGTCCGTCTTGCTCATCAACAAATACTGACGGTTGATTAGTGGCATAACGCAATTCTCTTTGATAACCTTTTTCTTCGTCAAACCACAACAAACTTCTTTTAGCTGTATGCTTTGATGCTATTGACTTTATAATAGGTTGTTTATTGCCGTTTAAATAATATACACGGTCTTTAATTTCCCAGTTTTTGGGTTTACTAATTTCTTTTGTTTTCATGATATAATATAATTAAAAAAATAAAAATAAACCTAGGGCCGAAGATACGACCCTAAGTTTAAATATGGTTACTATGCTCCACCAGCAGCAGCCGTATCTTCAAATAAGATAAAGTTGTTTGCCCCTTGTACACATAGCGCTCTTTCAGATAGGAAGTGAACATTCATTTCGTCAATATCAGACGTGAAGTTTCCTCCTACAGATCCAGTAATCCAAGATTTCATTCTACGATCATCAGCTTCAGAAGCTCTGTAGCGAACGTGTAAGAATGGACGTTGGATATTTTTACCTAGTGTTTGATCATATACTGTTGATACACCAGCAGGTACAAGTACACCGTCAATGTCATCAGTAAGGCCACGAGTAGCGGCATCGTTTAGATATTTCCAGTCAGTTTTGTAGAAATCGTAAGAACCTCTACGGAATCCTGAAAATCCTAAGTTAAGCGCCATATCTTCGCTGTTTTCAAATACGCCATAAGATGTACCGCCGCTTCCGTAAGAATTAGCGCGTGCTAGCATATTATCTAAAGCTAAAGATGTACCACGACCTACAAAAAGCATATTTTCTTCAATAGCACCTTGCTTATCAAGCTCTTTAAGAATTTCATCAAATTCTCCTAAACCTGAAAGTCCGCTGGTATTATCAAAGTCGTGATCTTGGAATACAAGACCTCTGCTTTCAATAGCCGAGAAAAGACCTTCGGTACCTCTTACATTAGCGCCAGAATCTGCACCAGAGTTATCAAGAATATTAATAGTTTCAGTTGCTTTTTCAGCTTCAACCATTGACATTTCAAGATAATCTTCAAAACGCAAACGTGTTTCGTGCTCAGATTTTAAATACCATAAGTATCCAGATGTACCCATTTCAGTAGTTACTTCTACCCACCCAATTTGAGCAGTATCAGAACCATTAATAGAATACTTATCTTTTAGGATAATAGGGCTATTTGAGAATCTTTGGAAACCAGCGTCAACTGATCCAGCCATTCCCGCTGAGCCTTTGCCAAATTCTGAACCATAAACAAACACTTTAAGTGCTGGCGCCGGGTCAGCAACAAAGCTTGCAGGCCATGTAGCAGAAGTTAAAGGGTACGCTTCAATGCTGTCTGTTGATACAGATTGTACAAAAGCTTTTACAGAATCAGTACCTTTTGAAACAACAATTGTTTGGTTAGCACGAATTGAGTGCCCAGTAATATTAATTGTTTTTTCAGTATCGTCTGTTGTGCTAGCTAGTGCTGCATTGTCATATGCAATATGCAAACGCCCTTGCTCTGTCCATACAACCTCGTCAGAAGCCATAGGCATTTCAGCCCCTACCATACGCAAGAAAGAAGAGATAGAACGATTTCCGTAACGCTCTACTTCTTTTTCATATACCTCTGGCAAAAACTGCTTAGTAAAGTTAAAGTCGTTGTCTCCGATAGAAAGATAATTCTTATCAAACAACGTTTTTGTTGGTGATGGAGTTAGTCCCGCTGGGAACGCTCCTCCTGTTTGAAAACTCATTTTTTATATTTTAGTTTGTTATTTTCTTAGTTTTACTCTTAATCTTGAAGAGCTGTCGCCAGATATAGCTTTTACTGTAAGTCCAGACGAAGATGTAACTTTTTCGTGAACCCCTCTTGGGTTCATTTTTACATTCTTAGCATTAGAAATACTTTGTTTTAAAGCATCTGCACGACCCTGTTCATAAAAGTGCTGAGCAATTTTGTCTGTATTCATTGCAGTAAATAAAGCTTTATGATAACCTTTAGCGTCTTTCATACTATTGTTTTCGTCCAAAAACTTTTGAACAAAATTATTAATATCAGACTGAGTATTTTTAACTTCATTTGGCTGCTTTACATTAAATCTATATTTTTTATCACCAACATTATATTCAAAACCTTTGAATGAGTCAGAGAAAACTTCATTAGTCTTCTTTTGAAATATAGATTTTTGTTGATCAGAAACTTTTGTGATTTCTTCATTCTCTTTATTATAGCGGTTAAAAAACTCTACAGCTTTTTGTTGCTCAGGGTTTAATCTAGAGCCCGCTTTAATTTCTTTATAATATTCATTTTTTAATCCTTCTAAAGATTGCCTTGCTTGTGCAACCTCTTCTTTAAAATTTAATTTTTTACGCTTAATATCCCGCTCTTCATCAAGAGTTTCGTCGTATGAAAAATTATCTTCAATTAAAAAATCAATTTCATCCGCGGTTAAATGCGGTTTGTTTTTTTGGTAATAGTCGCGTAGCAGTGCCATGTCGTCCACATTTGCGTAGTCTCTATTTAATGCTACATAATCTTCAAGTGTGCCTCCGGTTTCGTTCATGAAGTCCACAACTTTTTGAATATTTTCAGGAAGTTCAATGCCAGAATCTTGTTGCTCTTGAATAGCCTCTTCAACATTTTCAGCTAATTCTTGCGCTTCTTCTACAATTTCTTCTTCTGTAATTTCTTCTAATACCGTTTCTTCAGCCCCATCATTTGCAGAGGGCTCATCGCTTTGTTCGGACTCCCGTACTTCTTCAACCACTTCTTCGCTACTTTCCGCGTTTTCGGGTTGTTCGACAGTATCATCGCCTGCATCTGTGCTTTGTTCTTGAACGGCATCTTCGTTTATTTTTCTTAAATCAACTTTTACTACATTTGGATCCTCTTCTATTGTGGGCTCAACTATTTTAGCCTCTACTATTGGATCAGCTGTTTGCTCTTGAGAAACATTTTCTTGTTCCTGAGCAATATTTTGTTCTTCTTGGTTTTCCATGATAAAATATTATATAATTATATACACTATAAATTACTTGGGTTCAAAGGAACCTAAGTCAAAATCACCGCTAAGTATATCATTACCCGAGGATTCGAATACTTTAGGCGGTAAATTATTTTTTCTTTGATTAATTAACTCGCTTTGTTGAGTTGCTTGTAATTTAGTACGATCATCTTTGCGATCTTCCTTTTCTTTAATTGCTTGTTTTTGTCCGTCAACTTCAATTCCTTTAAGTTGCATATTCATTTCGAACTCTAGCTGCATTAATTCTTTTTTAAGCTGCGCTTCTTGCATTAGCTTATTACTATCTATTTGAGCTTTAATTTGTTCAAGCTCCGCTTTTTGTGCTGTTAGCGCCTGGCTTTTCTGTACTTCAGCCTGTGCCGCAACTTGCTGTGCTTGTGCATTCGCCTGCGCTTGCGCTTGGATATTTTGCTGTTGGATTTGCTGGTCGCGTTCTTGCTTCTTTTGGCGTCTTATTTTTAAAAGCTGATTTGCTAACTTAATATTACGTATTTCTCTAATATCGATAGCATCGTCTAAATCTATAAGCCCTGCTGATAACGCCGTCTGAATATTGTTTTCAAGCAACTGCTTTTCTTCTTCGTCAGGGGTTAATTCTAAAAATATTCCAAAATCACGCAAGTGTAATTGCGAAACTTCACTTAGTGTCGCTACATTATGAGCGCCAATACTTTGTATAAATGCTTCCGCTGTTGGCGAGTACTCGAGTATATCAGAGATACGCATCGAAATAGCCTCGGCGGTTTCAGCGGTTAAAAATAATCCGCTTTGTAATATATGCCTTGTTGCAGTGTTTGAATTTGCAGCCGCTAATTTTTGTACACCTACTAAAGCATTTTTGTCAGGCATGCTACCATCTCTTGCTTCATTTAATCCGGTCACATCACGAATCATTTGCAAGTAATAATTATATGTATTAATTAATACACCTAATTTATTTCCACCGCTACCGCTTGTGATTTCTTGTATAGGCACTTTACCGGGGTTCATATCACCTTCCGATGTAAACGATCGACCAATAACAGATCCTGTTTGAAAAAACATATTTAGTGCTTCTTGTGGATTGTAATTAGTTCCGTTGCCTAAATCTATTTCCGCAATACCATCGGCGTCAAGATATACTCCATCTGGCACCATACGAGACATTACTTGCTGTAGCTTTAAATGCGTTAATTGAATCATATCAGCAAATCCAGTAATACGGCCTACTAATGATTCAACTTTTCCTTTATACATTCTAGGTGCTACTAAAGCGTAATTCATTTTAACTTTAGTAACATCGCTTTTAGGACGCATCATATTTTGTGCCATTTCCCATTTAAGAAGTTTATTAGTACCTAATATTAAAGCACCCTCATATAATACTTCTAATGACCTTGATACTTTTTCAAACCTAGTTCTATCGTCTTTAGGTGGATTAAATTGATCATTTTTTAATAAAGCTTTCTCAGCTCCTGTAGCAGTGCTTTTAATTTTGTAGACTTCGTTCATATAAGTCTTATAATTAAAATACAAAATCTGCACTGAGTTAGCATCTACATTATTTGTTTCATTTAATGTACGATGATAAAAATCCGTATTTTGCACACCTTGCTTTGTAATTTCTTCTAAGTCTTCATTAGTAAGATTAGGAAATTGTCTTTTTAATTCATTAATAGGTATTGTTTTAATTTCACCTATATAATATATGTCATCAAAATAAGGCGAGTCAGTATATGAATAAACAATATCTGCAGGGTCAACGTATTCAATTTTAACACCTTCAGCCGTATTAAACGTAGTCTTTGTTGCGCCAATACCTAAAACAGCTAAATCATAATAAAACTGTTTTTTAATTAATTCGTATTTATTTTGCTCTAGAACTGTGTTAATTGCTTGCTCTTCCGCAAGTTCAATAGATTGTTTATATGTTAGCTGCATATGCACAGATAGCTCTTCTTCCGATGTTGGCAAAGTGGACGGGTCGTTTTCAAATAAGTTTATATCAAACTTTTCTTGAACAAAAGTATTTAAATCTTGCGTTTTCATATCTCGCAAAATTGACTCCATATATTTTGTTCTTTTTTCTACGCCGTAAGGATCCTGTGAATAAGCTTTTATATCATAAGTTCTTTCTGCTATTCCATTAACAACAATATCTACAAACTTAGGTATGATAGGTACAGGTTTCCAATCTAAATTAAGATATGATAAATCACCGTTTATTGATAACTCATCTTTATATTTTTGTACAGGCTGCTCGCCTCTAGCATATAATCTTAATTTATGATATTGATTTTGGTTATTATAAAAACGAGTAGTGCCCGAGTCTCTTTTAAACCATTCATGCTCAATAGCTTTAGCGACCTTAAGCCCATACTCAGGGCTTATTTTTTCTAAATCGCTTGCGACTTGACTTGGAAAATAACTTTTTACAACTGACTCAGCCATATTAATCTATTATTTGCGATCTTAAACCGCTGTTTTTATATTTTGCAAAACTTAAATTAAGTTTAGCCTTGTTTTTCTTTCCAACTGGGGAATACAAATGTCTGTTGCATGCCATTATTGCTAAACCTGAGCTTATTGCCGCATCAAACTTTGTTCGTTTATTTATATCAAACTTTGCCCAATCATTCAAAGTTCTGTTAAAATATATATTATTGCTTATACCATTTTGATTATTACCTACATAAGATTGAATATAAGTTTCAATTGCCGCCGCGTGAGCTTGCTTTATATCTTCGGATGAGTTTGGTATACCTCCTACTTCTTTTTCTGATATAGATAGTTTATTCCAAACTTTATCAGGCCTATTCATTGAGTAACCTCTATAACCTCTTCTTTTTAAATAATATAGTAATCTAGGCTTATTATTTTCAGCAAGTAATGGCATCCCATAAAACACTAATGACATTAAAACGTCTTCAAAAAATGTTTCTGCTGTTTGCGGTCGGGCAACATATTCTAAAAAAAATGTATTAGCCGGTGCCTCTTCCATACTAAACTTTGTTAATCCGTGTAAAGCACCTTTAGAACCTTGCCCATCAGTTGTTCCTGATATATCGTAACTATCACACCCAAATGCGCCCATATGCTCATTACCTGGATAGCGCACTCCGTTTTTTATTATGCACCTATTTTGCAAAGCTATTGGCGGTACCCAGCTTATATTAAATCTACCATTATTATCCGGTAAAAAAATAACTTTAGAGTCTTTAATGCCACGCTCCCATTGAAAATTTCCTTTAGTTACTACATTAGTTGCGACTTCTTCATTATAATCAATTTGCTCATATATCCTTGCAAGATTAAATATACTGTTTTTTGCTTCGTCGCGAAACGCATGTTCCTCTGTGCGCGGGAACTGTCTGTAATATTCGTTTAGGCTATCCTGGTCGCCTTTTAATCCGTCAACCTCATTATCCCAGTGTTCAATTACACCGACGTCTATAATGTCTCTGTGTGGTCCCTCGGTAGGTTCTGTAGGCGTATTAAAGACAGGGTGTCCATAAGAATCAATGAATCCTTCGTAATTCCATTCCATAGGTATGAACAAAGAATATAATCCTGACTTAGTCTGACCATTGCGGTTTCGCTTTGTGACGTCTGATCCATCATATAATTTTTTAAAATTTTCACCGCCTTTGTCTAGTGCATTACTTGTTGAGCCCATCATACATTTACCGATAACTCTACTACCTAGCCTTAATGTGGTTTTTGTAACTCTCCAGTTATTTAATATGTTGTCAGGTCTTTCCCATTTTCCGCTTTCATCATGCACTAACAGCTTTAGTTTTTCACCGTCATAACTGTTATCACCTGTATTTTTCCAGTCTATAGTTGTATCAAGTCCTTCAAGCTCTTCTCTTCGCTGCTCAGATTGTATTGATTTACGTGTTAGCTTTGAAGCTGGCACTCTGTAAGCTAGCTCTGTTTTTGGACGATCCATACCGTCTTGTATCGGTTTAAAAAAGAAAGGGTAGTTAATTGATATTGGTACTACTTTGTCGGTAAACATTTTTTTAGCATCACTCCCCGATTTTGATAAGATACCGAATCTTGAATCTGAACTGATTGTTGCCAAGTTAACAGTTTCGCCCGATGCCATGAATGAAAATCCTGATCGTCTGTTCTTAAGATAGCACATACCGTAGGATCTTGTGTCTGCTTTACAGGCTTCCCAGAAAATGTAGAATAATCTATTTGACTCCCTAAAGTCTGCTGCCCCAACATCAATCTTACTCCACTGCAAGTACATGTAGTGAGTACCAGTAATATAAGTAGGTTTATTTTTATTATAAAACCAATAACCCTCTTCCCGTCTTTTAAACTCTTCATCTATATATGGTTCCCATTTTTCTTGAAATTCGTGCGGGTAATTTTTCCAATCAAATATAGTTTTTATTTTATTAAGCTCTTTAGGATATTCCGCTTTGATCCATTTATTACTGCTCTTATCTAATTTGTTTGGTGGTGGAGGTAATGCTATTTTTAAATTTTGTATGCTATACACATCTCCAATTTGGCCGGTTTTACTTATAACAACAATATCTTCTTCTTTGTCATAACCGTACTTCCATCGCTTAGCTTTGTTAAATCGCTTTAGCTTGTTTATTTTAATAGGCTCTATAACCTTATATAATGTTTGCTGATACATTACTTACTTCTTTTTTCAGCAAATCCTTTAAACGCTTTTTTTTCTTCAACTAGAGGTTTGTTTTCTAATAACGCCTTCTCTACTTCAATTCTAGTAAGAATTTCAAACGCATCAAAGATTGCAAGCTTTTTTGTAGCAGCCGCGTTTTTAAGTCTATCGGCAGAAACATCATCTTCTGTATTTGTAATGATTTTTTCTTCTGCAACTTTTATAAGTTCTTTAACTGCTTTTTCCCCAGCTCGGATTATATTCCTCTTCGTTTCCTTCGTATTCATATTTAATTGCAATTGAATCTGTTGTTATTCTATATAATCTTTCACCTTCAATCAAAAATTCATACTCGCTTCTAGGCGTAAAGCCCACTAAAGAACCTTCTTTAATGCCGTTTTTAATTAACATTTTATTTGAGTATTTTATAATACCCATTAAAGGTTTTTCTTTATTAGAACTAAAAATATTATTTGATTTAATAGGCTTAATAAAACAATAATTTTTAGGAGCGTACCATTTTTTATTTCTTTTATATAAAAATATTTGGGTACTATCTACAAAATATGTTTTTTCGTTAAAATAGCTTTTGCTGTTTTTTTCTTTTCCGCGAACATCATAAAATCTTCTAAATACATTATGATGTAAAATAGCTTCATCTCCTTTTTTAATATCTGTTTTTTCGTTTTTAGGTGTATTTATAACAACCCCTAAACGGTTTACATACTCATGGTTTTGAAGTTCTGTATTAACAATTAACTCTTTATCATTAATATTTATTTTATTATTATTACGGCCATTTTTTGGCTGTACTATAAAATGAAATAAACTGCGCATTAATACTCTAAGTTATATTCAACCGCTACTGCCATATTTTTATTAAAATCTTTCCAAGGCAATACCTCGTCATTTTTTTTAATATAAATACTATATTTTTTATCTTCCTCAACTATATCGCAAATAGTATGCCCCCCGTAAACCTCTTGGCCTACGGAGTAATGCATAGCTTCATTTTTATAGTCTTTCCCAATACTAATTTTTCTTATTAGCTTCATCTTCTTCTGGGATTGCTACATAAGTTCCGTCTTGAATATTTACAGATACCTTGCCGTATTCATCTTCAAGCTCTTTTTGGAACGCTTGTAATTGTGATTGTGTTTCTGCGGTTTGGTGCAATAGGCCATGTTTTTCAACTTCTAGTTGTCCTAATTGCATTTGTGCTTGGTTTAGAGCCTGTACAAATCCTTGTAGTTTTTGCAACTGCTCTTCGGTTAGTTTTGCGTCGTTAGACATAATTTAATTGTATTTAATTGTTAATAATAATTATGCAGTTGGTAACTGCTTTGTTACACTTGTAGGTGTAATTTTTTCTTCGATTTGTGCGTCAAGGCCTCCTTTAATTGCCTCAACATCTAAATCGCTTGCTTCTAGCCACGCTTCTACAACATCTTGTGTAAGATCTTCAAAAGCTGTATAATTATCAGCGTCAGCCGCGGCAACAGTTTGTGTGCCGATAGAGCTTGCTGTATAAACATTACCTTCAGCGTCTGTTTGATCCGACTCAGCTGTTAATCCCCAATGAATATTGTAAACAACATCTGCTAAAGAATCCTGAGTAGGATATGTGTCTAAAGCATTAATTGTCCAAGAATATGTATTTGCCATTTTTGTTTAGTTTATATTTATTAATTACTTATTTTATTGGTTTTCTAAAGTTTGTATTTTTGTTTCTAAGCTTTCTATTTTAGCACTTAGTTCTTTTACAGAGTTTATTAAGGCAAAAGTTAACGCATGGCCATCAAAATTATACAATTCTGTATTTTCTTCGTCATTTTCATTTAGCTTAGCTTCGTATGTTTTAACCGTTTCTGGGATTATGTCTTTAACTTCTTGCGCTATAATGCCAATATTATTTTTAATTTTAGCATCAAATCCTGCTTTACCATTATAGTCAAAAACTTTGGGCTCTATTTGTAATAACTCTTGAAGACCTGTTTCGTAAGGTCGTATATTAGTTTTTACTCTTTCGTCAGATACTACAGTCCAGGCACTTGAGGTTGGTTTTGCAGCTGAATTGGTAGATAACTGTAATTGGTATGCAGGATTATCCAGCCCAATACCTACTTTACCACTTCGTAAAACCATAGTTTCGCCACCGCTATGCGCTGTTTCAAACGCCATATAGCTTGCGCCACCGCTAGTAGATTTTATTTTTAAGCCTTGGTCAAATGCTGTATTGTTATAAGCGCCTGTTCTAATTACCCAATCATTTTGGTTTGCGGCGTATGCTATAGGTGTTATATAAGCGCTACCATTATACACGTGAAGTTTTTCACTTGGATTAGTCGCCCCGATCCCAACGTTGCCAGTATTATCTATTGTAATCCTATCATTTGTTCCAATAGCCGTATTATCTGATATTTTGAAATTACCAGAGGTGTCTCCACCTATTGAAAAAGTGTTACCTGTATTTGCGAACTGTATTTGAGGAAAATTACTTTGAGCGTTTATGCTTACCGAAGATCCAGTTGCACCTACATCACGTGTGAATGTGGCCAAAGATGCTCCTCCATTACCTCCAGTTACATTAAAAGCAACAGTCGCAGCGTCTTGGTTTACGTCTAACTTTGCAGCTGGATTAGTCGTCCCAATCCCGACTTCTCCAGATGTACTTAAAAACATTCTGCTAGTGGTAGCAGACGTATTTGTTGATTTATTGTCTACTCTAAAATCAAGACCCCAGCCGCCGTCTGAAGTAACTTGTGTTATAGCGGCTGTGCCGTGAGTAACACCACCGTCCCAGCGCCTGAAATCTAACACGCCTGCAGTACTAGTACCCATTCTTACGCCTATGGTGTTTGTGCCTCCCCAAACATAATTTGTCTGTTCTGTTGCAACGTAATTGTCATTACCTTTTATAGTTAATTTTTGGTTTGGGTTTGTTGTGTTAATCCCAACGTTGCCGGAGGAAGAAATGCGCATTCTTTCAGCTCCCGCATTAAAATCATATACGTTCCAACAATTTGTTGCCGAGCCAATACCTGTTCCACTACCGTAATACCCTAATGGTGTTTTTGACCTATATGTAGCGTCAGAATTAGCTGTAGATTCAATTAATATAAATTGTTGAGAGCCTAATACGTGGAGTTTAGCGCCAGGGTTAGACGTCCCAATCCCAACATCGCCACTACTTTCAATAGCTAATTTGGTTGAGTATGTAGATTCATCTGTAGAAAAACCAAAATACATGACATTGGACTCCGCCCACCACTTCCATTGATGCCCATAATTGGTTCTATTTAAAATAAAACCACCGTTAGAATAATTGCTGTTTTTAAGTTCTATATTAGGGCTTGATGTGCCTTGCACAACTAATTCGTGCCCTGGACTAGTAGTCCCAATCCCTACGTTGCCACCTTCTCTAAATGTAACAAGCTTAGATCTATTTCTATCAACAATATCTAAGTTTATATTAGCGTTGTCATATTCTAAACCAAGTCTTAAAGCTCCTGCTGTATTTTGAAAATCAATAGATCTATTGTCTCCATTGTTTGACGCTTCTAAAACTAAACCACTAACGCTATCTGAAATACCACCTATATGTAATTTACCGTCTGGACTAGTCGTCCCAATACCTATGTTGCCGTTGGTATTTATTCTTAATTTTTCAGAGTTATCTATATAAAAAATATGTCTAGAGTTACCCATTTGGTTATTGTAGTCCGCGTGGTAGTGCATATTCCCATCTACATTGGCAATTCTATTTTTATTCGCATTTGAAGTGTCCTCTAGTATTAAATAAGGATTAGGGCTTTTAAGGTGTAATATGTTTTGTGGATTAGTCGTTCCAATCCCGACGTTGCCTCCGCCAGTGATAGTCATTTTGTCAGTGTTATTAGTTCTAAATAAAAGAGAACCGTTTGACATATTTGACAGATAAGCGTTAGTTGAAGAAAACTGCAAAAACCCTACATTAGTGCCATTTACAACCCATCTAGCATAAGGGTTTGCGTCTGCTTCTATTTTTAAAACCTCACTAGTAGCTCCTCCTTGTATATGCAAAGGAGCTGTTGGCGTGGTAGTCCCAATCCCGACGTTGCCTGAGGAATCTACAACTATTCTATCGTTGGATCCTAAGGCTGAACTTCCTGATATTTTAAACTTATCATTATCGCTATTATCTACGCCTATAGCAAATTTGCTGCTTGCAGATAATTGAAAATTAATTTGGGGATCGCCAGTTCCGGTGTTATTTATCGACATTCTAGCTTGCGCACCACTATCTGTTATTTGTATTTGGCTGTTATTCATAGTTAAGCCACCAGTCATAGTATCGCCAGTAGTTGCTACATATCTACTATCTGTTGGGAGGTCAGATATAACGTCAGCACCGGTTCTATATTTTAAAACACCGGAATCTAGCACAACAAACTTATCAGTATCTTCCGTAGCAGCGGTTTCGGTCATTTTAATATTTCCAGAAACATCTAGTTTTTGCCCAGGGTTCGTAGCCCCGATCCCGACGTCGCCGGTATAATTAATAAAAATACTGCTACTTAATAAATTGAGCTGCCCCGCGTCACCGCCAACACTAAGAGTGCCAGTGGTGGTATTAAAACTAAGCTGGGTAGCAGTTTTAATGGCAATATCCCCATTAACATCAAGTTTCTGTTGAGGACTTGTCGTTCCGATCCCGACGTTGCCGTCCCTGTCAATTAGTAGTTTATTTGACTCAGTACCGCCTATAAAAGTGTTTACTTTGAAATCACCTGTTCCTCCACCTACATTAGCACTTCTTATTGTCCACCCTTGACCTCCTCCATCAGTAGTCATTTCAAGTACGGCATCTCCTAATTCTCCTGTGTCATTGTCGCTATCCCCTGCTATTCTTATTATTGAATCCCCTGTGTTGGAAACTTCTAGTTGTCTACTAGGATTGGTCGTCCCAATCCCGACGTTGCCGCCTTCTTTAATTACTTGTCTAACTGCACTATCAGTAACTGTATGTATACCTGGTAAAAAACTAGAGGTATCTATTTCAACATTACCGCCTGAAACAGGTTGAGGTTCTGTTGTAGCTGGTGTTGGTGAAGTATAAAATGATGTATTACCAGATTTTGTAAGGTGTAACCTTAACATATTATACCTAGAAGTTCTAACATATACGTCATAACGGTCATACGTACTATCTGTTGCTTTTATAATTCTAATACCAGCTTTGTCCGTACCTGTTTCATTGTTATGGAGAACGTCAACTGTACCAATCACCTCTATATTAGAGCCGTCATTCGATTCACGGCCATTTATTGCAAGATTTATTTTTTGAGACGTAAAACTTTCAACATGGTTAGCTATAAACCCTCTTATATGCAACCCACCATTGCCCTGATTTACACTGGCTATTTTATACCACTTATTCCCTGATAAATTTTCTTCGTCATTTACTTCAAAAACAAATTCTTTACCTGAACCATCTTGCCTTAAAAACCTATCATCAGACTCTGTTTCGGTGTAATATCTATCGTCGTGGTTGTGTGAACTCGCTGCCGCTCCAATATCACTTAGTACCTGAGCGCCAGTTCTGTATTTGAGAACTCCGCTGTCAGAAACAACAAACTTATCTGTGTCTGATGCAGCTGCGGTTTCGGTCATTTTAATATTTCCAGAAACATCTAGTTTTTGCCCAGGGTTCGTAGTCCCGATACCAAGAAAGCTATTTTTAAGGGTCATTTTTGTTGACCCACCGTTTTGCCAATAGTGATAATTAATGCTATTGCCTAAAACACTATAATATATAGCGTTATCAAAGTCGACATACTCAACTTTAGCTTTTTGACTTGTATAAGTGCTATCATTCCCAAAATATACTCCAGAAGTTCCATATTGGCCTGTGTATAGATTTACAACAGAATTCCCTCCAAAACCAGAACCGGTTCTACTTTCTAATCTAAACTCTTCGGTCCTAGCCGGGTTTGCGGCTTGCACACCCATATGAAGAGTGGTTTGCGGACTTGTAATTCCAACACCTAAACGCTGATTAGCGTGGTCTACATATAATGGAGTTGGTACGTCATTTACACGGCCTGCTCCGAATACTTCTATTGTACCGTTGTCTTCGTCATCTCTAATTACAACGCCTACTTTTTGAATATATTTTACGCCAGTTGGTTTTGTAGTTGTAAGCCCCCCTAGGGTATCGCTTACAAATACTTCATCGCCTACAGAAAATGCAGACGTGTCAATGCCCGATACCTTACCAAACATAATAGCGTTGCCCTCATCTTTATTACCTCCAGCTGCATCTAAATCTTCGTTTAGTATACCTAGAGCTGGCATTCTGCCTGCGACGTTATTGTCAGCTAAAGCAACTTCAATTAAGTTGCCACTTGGTGGAGATATAGATACATTTTCGCATATAACTTGACCTTTGGTCATTGCAGATAACGTAGAGTTTTTAACCCTTAATATAACAGACTTAGCCTTATCGGCTTCACCTGCAATAACATCACCTTGGTTTATAAAGGTTAATTCGCCCTCGCCATCTGTTTTTATTATCTGATCTGCTGCACCGTCTGCCGTAGGCAGGGTATACGAATCGTTTATCTTTATGTTATTAAGAAACCGATTTGCCATTTATTTTATTTAATTATTATATTTGAGTTGCTAATAGCTTATAATCGCCGTCTGTAACAGCATTTGCAAAATCAATAGTTATTGTACCAGTAGTTGGCCTTTCAATATCTGCAAATACAGTTTCATAAGTAGGTGTTCCGTCTGAAATATCAACAATTTGTATGATTAAATCTTGCGTTGCAAGGCTGTGATTAATTGTATATTTATTATTTGTTTTAGTTACAGATGTTACATTAGCAGCAGCTGGCGAAGCATCTACTGTTAAAGGCACTTTTATTTTACCAGCAGCTGCGCCAACAGCTTGTAATATTTGAAAATCACCTGTGGTATTAGTTACAGTCCAAGCGTCTTCACTTTCATCCCAAAACAACTTAACATTAGCCCCTGTGCCTCTTTCAACTTCAATACCGGCGTCTTCTACTACTGTATCTGGGTCTCCAGTAAAATTACTATTTAAAGTAATAATATTATCAGCAAGATTAATTGTTTCAGTATTAATTGTAGTTTGAGTGCCTGATATAACTAAATTAGTAACTTTTAATGTTTCTGAGCTTGGATTATATTTTAAAGTAGAATGAGATAAGCCTTCCTGTGCTCCTGACGCGTTAGCAACTGTTGTGATAAACCTATCATTGTCAGTACTGTCTGCAGATATACCTTGTAGTGTATCTGTATTGGTGTCAGTTGTAAAAGTAAGATTATTTTGCATAAATGTTTGCAAAACACTTACATCCATTCTTTTTATAACGCCATCGTCGCTAATTACAAATTCATCTATACTGGCTAATCCAGAAGCAAGCTCTGTTTGCCCTGTAATAGCAGCAACCGTTAAAGTGGTTGCACCATCGGCCGCGGAGGTTACATGCCCTGTGTGATCTGGGTGTGTATATACCGTATCCGTCCAAGGTACATTTACATACGCCTTTTCAGAATCTAACTCAACCGGGTAGTTTTTTGCGTTTTCAGTATAACCTATTTGTATGCCGCCTCGTGTTCCGTTGGCCGCAAGAGGTAATAAATAATTATTAAAATTATCACTTACCCAGCTTTCAAAAGCAAGAGCTTCATAAGCATAGGTGTTTGCAGTAGTTACATCAGTAGATATATAAACTTTTTTACCAGTTCCATCCACTCCTGTACTTGCCGTAGTGTTAAAATATAATTGGCCTTGGTTCCCAACCGCTGCCGCCACAGGGACGGAAGAAGTATTATGAAGCTTTACGTTTTGTATTTCGTTGCCGCTAAGATTTATATTATGTAAAAAAGGTATTGCCATAATTAGTTCATGTATGCTTTACCAGTTTCAGCACCGGTAAATGTTATTGTTAAGTTGTTTGTGTCTGTATAAGAAACATCAGCATAGCCTTTTTGCCCTGTAGATAATACTACTGTTACTGATGGGAATTTATTTAAATTATGAGATACATTCCAAGTTGCACTTGCTATGCCCTGGTTGTGTGTATAATGCTTGTCTTTTTCGCCCCCGGCGAGCATTATAGTATAATACTTATTTAAAATTAAATTACCATGGCCAGATACATATTTAAGTATAAAGTCATAGTAATTTAAATTATTTTCGTCTTCTATAACCGAAGTAACATCATAAAAGCCATAATTGTTTTTATTGTCAACTTGTGTTATAATAATTCTTTTGCCGGCATATTCAAGTAAAAAATTTTCTACGTTATGTCCCGCGCTGTCAATTTCACTTAGCTTAAAAGTGGTAAGCGCTGAAAAAGCGGTATCGTCTGCTGGCTCTGTTAAACTTGCATTTTTTTTTATATCTACAAATTGATAAGCAACTTGTCCGCCAACTGTTATAGTACGGCTAAAAAAATTGCTTAATCCACCAAGCGGAAAGTTTTTAGTAACCGATCCGTTAAAATCTGTTCCTATTACTTTGTCTTGACTAGTTATGTCAGTATCCTTTTGATATATACTAATTCTAGCCATTATTTGCTTTTAAATATATTTGTTGCTTTTTCAGTTGTTCTGCCGCCAAAATACGCTAATACAACTGCCATCATTACTTTTTCAAATGTATCATTCCACGTTACTCCTATGTTAAAAGCTATAGAATCTACACTGTCTAATATACCCGCAAAGCTAAATACAACAATACACCACACTAAAACTAGTGGGCGTACGTTTTTTGAAAGCCACGAATCTGAAGCCGCATCTGCTTTCCAGCGTGTGCTTATAGCTTCTATTTCTTTATTCTGTTGATCAAAAATTAATTGTTGTAATTTAATTTTTTCTTCCGCAGGTATATCAGCTTTTGTAATTTCTGCAATAGCTTCTTTGGGCGACATAACTCCCGATAATACATTGCCTAATGCAGGATTTATTACCGAAGCAGCACCTAGTAAAAGCTTGCCGACATTTGTTTCAGCAAATTTTTTCTTTGGCATTTATTAATAATCTTTATAAGATCTTATTTCTTTTTTAGCAGCTCTAAGTTTAGCTACTTCTTGTTTTATAAGAGATCTTTTGGTTTTACGCAAACCTTTTTTATTTGCTCTTTTTTCTTGGCGTGCAGCTTTATTTTCGTCACGTTTAGTTTTACGAGTATAACGTTTTGCAAGTCTTTGCGCTTTACCTGTTTTACCTTCTGCTAATGCTTTTTCGCCTTTAGCTCTTAGCTTGCTTGCTTTAATGCTTGTTTCAGCTTTAGTTTTTACTTTTGGTTTAATATCTTTAGACGCAGTAGGTTTTGTAGTTTGAGCAACAGGCTTGCTTTTAATAGTTGTTACAGTTTTTGTTTGCTTGCGTGGTTTTGATGGGCCCTTTAATAAATCTGGTACAGGCTGTGAAGTTCGGGTAGAAGGGCTAATACCATAATGAGGATCGTTTTTAACATTTTGTTGTTGTATTTGTCTACCTGTTGATCTAGCTCTTGCCCTGTCGCCGCTGCCTCTTCTGCTTGGCTTTACGTCTAATTTATCTGTTCGCTGAACTCTATTCCTCCCAGTTTGTTTAGCCGGTGACTCTGGTGCTGCTTCAATTTTAGCTTTTAAATGATTTGGTAAATTATGTTGTTTACCCACTAAAGCTTTTTGAGCTGGTGACTGCAGTGTTTTAATTTGAGGCTGTACAATACCACCTTTTGTTGTTCTTTTTAATTTAGCTGTAATCGGGATTGGCCCTACTTGTTTTTTCATTTTATCTTTTTTTATACTGAAATACTTTATTAAGCGCTTCTTTGCGTCCTTCACATCCACATGGTATATTTAATCCATTTGACACACGATCAACAACATTTTTAATACCTGTAGCTTTTGTAAATCTTTCTACTGTATCGCCTAATCCTTTATCTTCTTTAAACATAATTAACAATTCCATCTACGCCTTGCCGCACAGATTCTTTTTTTAGGTGTTTTCTTACAATTAATATTATGCATTTTCATTTGCCCAAGTGATCTTGCGCAATATGAAGTTCTTCGGCTGCCACCGCCTGGTTGCGGTGCTTTAAGCTTACCTCCAGTTTCTTTATTATACGCTTTACGCCCGGCTTCTGTCATACCAGCACCTTCTTTAGCTGTAAGAAAATGACGCCCCTTTCCTTTCGTGGTTTTGCGAAGTTTTTTAAACGGAGAGTTTGTTTGAATATACATTATTAATAAGTTTTATTTCCGTAACCCTTCATTTTGTACGGCGATTTTTTATTGCCATATTTTGCAGGTGAACCGTCTTTACCAATAACACCTCTGCCTATAAGCACATCTTTTTTAGTAACTTTGCCATCACCGGAAATATCAGTTAGCTTTTTCATAGGTGAATTTTTACCATATGATTTAAACTTTGCTGGGCTGAATTTCATTTGAATATCAGAAGAAATATCTTTTGGCAAGCTACCAAAAAACTTTTCTGCTGCACCGGGCCCCGAAGTGCGTGCTCCTAAAGTAGATTGATCAGTAACCTCAGACTGCATTTTATCACGCTCGCCTTTTGTATAAGTGCCGTCTTTAACCCCTTTACCAGCTTCAGCTGTTTTTTGCACATTTGTTGATACCTCTCCGGCTAGCTTGCCTATTTTTTCTTTTTGAATTTTTTTAGCTTTTAGCCTAGCACTTTTTATATAATCTCTTTTTTCTTTTCCCTTAAGCTTTTGTTCTTTTGCTTCGGCCCTTGCTTTATCAACGGCCGCTCTTTTTTCAACACCTGCAGCAAATTTACCCGACCTTACCTGCCTTCTATATGTTTCGGGTGTTTGAGCCGTGCCCTCAACTTTAGTTTTTAGTTTAACCTCAGAAGTTTGTTCAGAGCCTTCTGTGCCTTCTGCGCCCTCAGATCCACTGGTGCCATATTGCGGGTCCGCTTTTGCTCTTTTAGCATAATCTTCAAAGCTTTCATCTTCTGTTCTATACCCTAATGCTAGTGCATCATCATACGCTTGTCTTAACGTTTTCTTTGGCGTTGCTGGAGTTCCTTCTGTTCCAGGTGTTTTTATTTTAGTTTGTACATATACGCCAGTTTGGTCAGCAAGCATTTGTTTGCTTTCTTTTTGCGCTTTGCTCTCTTCTTTTTTAAAAGGACTATATTTGCGCTTTAATGCACTTGTAATTGGGGTTGCTCTCATAATTCTTTATTTATTATTGTGCCGCCTTGGCAAGTTTTTCAAAAGAATCTCCTACTACTTTACCAGCCTTTGCTACTTTTCCCGCAGCGCTGTCTTCAAACTTTGAGTAGCCTTGTGCCCCCGCAGCTAAAGTTGTTTCATCTAATCTTAGAGGAGATTTGCATTTTTGTGTAATTGGTGTTGCTTTCATATTATTTTGTTCTTTTATAAGCCTCGGCCTCCCAGGGCAATCCTTTAGCCCCTTCGTTCATCTGCGGGCCACGTGGAAAAGTTTTTCCTTTCCAATAAACATTATTTTCATCATAATTTAAATCACCACGGCGCATTTGCTCGTGGTGAACATTTTCATGCTCAATAGCTTCTTTCTTTTTTTGCTTACTAGCTTTTTTATTTACAAAAGTAGTGCCGTCTCTATTTGCTTCTGCAATAACACCATCTTCTAAATTTTTTTCAAATACAGGATGTGTGTATGATGAGAGCTCTTCGTTTATACCGAGAAGTTTATTAATATTACTTCTTAATTTAAACCCCATGCTACTCATTTATAAATAGCTTTTTTTCAGAAGCAGTTTGTTTGTTTTCTTCTTCCTCCGCTGGGTCTAACTTAGCTGGTGATGCGTATCCGCCGCCTGCTGTACAAAGTTTTTTAGTAATTGGTATTGCTTTCATCTTTCAGAATCTTTTATCATATCATCTATAGCCTTATTATAGACTTTATCTGTATACGTTTTGTTTTTGTAAAATATGCTTTTAGAACTAGTAGGAAGGTCTTCCTCGCCTAGCATAATCCTATATATGCGCATTATAAGTTGCTTGCATTTTAAAGAGGTATGAAATATAGAATATTTAATTGTAGTACGATTGCGATGCCGCCAAACCTCTATCCAGCCTTCTCGCCTTAGCCGCTCCCACCTATCTTTATCCCAAGAATATGTGTATTGGCCGTCTATGAAATCATTACGTGTAAAACGTTTTTTGCAATCTAGATATATCAATAATTCAAGATCTGCGTCTTTTAAGTTATAAGTTTTACAGGCCCACTTACGAATGAGCCTGTAATACTTTAATAATTGTAATTCTCGCAGCGAAGCTGATTCTAGTTTCATTCTGCAAGAACTATATCCTGTATTCTTATAACTTGATATAGCGTTTCCCCTACCTGTACGCCGTGTCCAGCGTGACGGTCATAATATACAATATCATCGTCTTTTACACCTTCAACTAAATTACCAGCAGATATTACTTTAGCTTTTAAATATCTAACGCTATCGTCAACTCTGTCTGTTAATTCTAAGCCACCAACCATACGAGGGCCCTCTTTTACTTTTTCAACTATTAGATAATAATTAATTGCCTTCATTTGCTCGAATATTATTAATTATACAATCAGCTGAAATAATAGTGTTAACAACACTTACGGCATTTTTTAAAGCAGTCTTTGTTACAAGCACAGGGTCTATAACGCCGCTCCTGGTCATATTTACATTTTTACCTGTAACTACATCAATACCCCATCCCTTTTTGTTAGGATACACTATGTCAAGCCCCGCGTTATCTAAAATAGTTTCGTAAGGTGCTCTAATAGCTTCTAGCAATATCTCTTCGCCCTTATTTTTAGGTGTAATAAGCGTAGAGGCATTTAATAGTGCTACACCACCGCCTGGGACTATACCCTCTTTATAAGCGGCTTTTGTCGCATAAATAGCGTCTTCAATACGGTCTTTCTTTTCTTTTAGCTCTACCTTAGAATCCGCGCCGACTTTTACAATTCCGACTGCGCCGTTTAGCATAGCTAACCGTTGCTCTAGTCGTCTTTTAAAGTACGGGTTAGATTCATTCTGAATCTTTAGTTGTATTCCTTTAACTCTTTCGTCAAAAGCATCGCCTAGATCGCCTATTTGCAATACGGTTGTTTTATCATCTGTTATTGCCTTTATAGCTTCCCCTAAACAATCAGGCTGTATCATATCAAGATCATCACCTAATTCTTCATTTATAATCTTTGCTCCAGTTAAAAAAGCTAAATCTTCAATAGTATCTTGCTTAGTTGGACCAAATCCCGGAGGGTCGATTATATTTACCTTAATATTGCCTTTTACTTTATTTGTAATTAATGCAGCTTTAGGTTGCTGTTCCACATCGGATACAATAAGCAACGCCCTATTCTTCTTAATAACGTGTTCTAAGACACCTTGTATTTTCCTTATATTTGATATAGGCGAAGATATAATAAGCACATAAGGGTTGTCTAAAACAGCTCTCTGTTTATCTTTGTCTGTAATAAGATAGTTAGATATAAGCCCGGTCTCTAATTGTACGCCTTCTACAAAATCTACGTAAGTTTCATTTGTATCAGACTCTTCCATCAGCACTACACCATCTTTACCAACTTTTGAAAAAGCAGCACCGATTTTTGCGCCTAATTCTTTTTCATTGTTGCAGCTAATTGTTGCAACTTGGCCAAGCATATCGCTATGTACTGTTTTGGCGTGTTTAGAAAGATATTGAATAACTTTTTCACTTGCTGATTGAATTCCATTCTTAATATCTCTTATTGTATTATCTTTGTCCTGTAAAGCTTTGTTTGCTTTTAACAATAGCGAATGAGCAAGGACGGTCGCCGTGGTGGTACCGTCGCCTGCTTCTTTCACTGTGTTTTTAGCCGCTTCTTTAATAAGTGTTGCTCCTATATTTTCAACCGGGTCAAGTAAGACTACGCTTTCCGCAACGGTTACACCATCTTTTGTTATCACCGGTTTTCCAAGAGCATCTTCATAGATAACACATTTACCTGAAGCGCCTAATGTTGATTTTACTGCATTGGTTAATTGTTCTACACCATGCATTACTTTTGCTTTGCCAGCGTCGCCGAACGACAAATCTTTTACTATCTGGCTTGGGTTATTAAATTCCATTTAATTAAATTGATATTATTATACTATTCGAATGTTTTTACAACTACAGGGCCGTTGGCAAACGCTAATCGCTTTTTATAATGCTCAATCGATGCATCAATTGCGGTTTCTGCTCCTTGCTCTGTTTCACGGCGGGTGGTATCAACCCACTCACCTTCTTTGTTGTATTCAGCTTGGTAATACCCATTCGGTAGCTGAACTATGCGCCAGTTAGACTTATCGGAGATATGCTCCCAAAGTTTTCTGGTTTCTTCGGATACGCTACCATCTGAGGTAGTCGTACTTTGGTAATAATAGTATGTCATTTGGTTTTGGTTTTTATGTTAGTTATTAATTGGTCGCCCTACCCGGGCCGGGTATATTTTATATACTCACTTAAATTAATTATAATTTACGATTTTAGCTATTAAGGTGTGTCTTTACAAAACCTTATATTAAAGCCCATGTTAGAGTCTGCCGGTAGCTGGTAAGAAAAGGACGTCATATAAGCATTACTATCAGTATCCCCTATTACAGCAGCCTGAGACACGCTATTCCCGGAATAAAAAAACGCACCCTGACTTTGATTTTCATCAAAAGTTCCATTATTGCCATAATATCCGTAACCCCTAAGGTCTAGCCCGCTGTTTCCTCTATTAGTCGTATTAGTAAAAAGACTTTCATTCCAACCGCCTGTCCCAACTGATGTCGCAAGACTGTTGCGGTTTGCAGGGCTTAAAGAAGTATCAGAACACGGGCTGTTTATAAGAGTTGTAATGTCATATACATCAGGTTTCCTAAACCCTGTTGGGGGTTGGATAACCGCAAATGCGTATATATTATAATATAAACCTCTTTCTGCGTTAGCAATATCGTAATTATAATAAGCCGCGGCAGGAATACTTTGGCTAATTTTTGAATCCCAATCACTAGCGTCTGTAGCAATAACTATATCCGGCCCAGATGTAACAGCTGTTATTGATGTATTAACTGTAGTAAACTCTATACCACACACATCAGCACTAGACTCTGATACGGGAGCACTTTCGAGCAAGTTTATTTTAACAGTACTACCTGTTCTATATAACCCACCGTATGGAACGCCCCCAGCTAAAGCGGCCGTGTCGTCTGCGTAAGAATTACTACTACGCAATACCTCCATTATTATTTGGCTAGAACTATTTACAGCTACGGCTTGTGTAGAAGTTATTGTTGATGTAGCGCTAAATATAGCTATTTGAGTCTCTGTACCGTTTCCACTAAATAACCCATCAATTGCAACATCATCTAGTTCCCCCGTTCTTGTTAATGTTAAATTGCCACCTGAAATAGAGCCACCGTTTACAACATTATCTGCAACGTAGCCTTGGTTAACTGTATCGGTTGGATCTGTGGGATCTGGCACTCCTGTATTTATAAATTCTTTTAATGTACCAACGGTAAAATTTTTAGTAGCATTGTTTGCACCCTGCGCTGCATCTGTACCTATTAGCTTATCAGACGCGTTTAAAACCGTATCTAATACATATGTTTCTATTCTTGCCATTATCCTTCTCTTTTAGTTCCGCTACCATCGTTTCCTCTGTTACGCTTAACCGATTTAAATTTTTTATCTTTGTGATCGTAATCTTTACCAGCAATACTTACACCTGCTTTTATAGCAGCTCTTCTTAATCTTTGATTCTCTGCACGCATACGCCTTCTTCTAGCGCTATTTGCATACTTTAAATCTCGAACCGCTTTGCGTCTTCGGGCTTCAGCTGATAGTTTCTGTTTTGCCATACATATTATATTACAGATAGTTGTATTTTCTTACAATACGACACTAGCCTCTTACTAAATATACTTAACACCCTATCGTCGCACAGGGGAACCTTTTACACCCTTGAGATGAATAGAGGTAATGGGTTGCATATACATTTTACACGACAACGGCGTTAAACTAAAGCTAAATCTTTTTGCCAGCCCCCGTGCCGATCCAGGATTTGCGGCTTGGGTTACCAGGAACCAGCGTGCCGTACTGTAAACTATCGCGGACCGCGTAGCGAAACCTGCTGCGGGATTTAGGCTTTTCCCTGGGCAGCATAGCAGAGCGCAGCGCAGCGTAGCGCGTATAGCATTTACAAATCTAATACGTACTATTCTAGATAATATATACGAATATAAAAATTAATACTATGTACGATATAAATTTAAAAGCGGAAATAACCGCAACGATCGACGAGCTAAACCAGTATCTGCTCGGCAACGTAACTAACGAAGCAGCAGTGCAAGCGTTATCAGATTTGCAGTCTAATATAATCAGATATAAATTTAATTAATATGAGTTACGAATCACCAAGCCGCGAGTGGCTAATCACAGAAATCGAATCAGAGCTAGGGAACCCAATCGACCTAAGTGCCTGGGATACCAGTGAGCTGGAAGATATGTACAACAACCTGGTCGGGTCAATGTATAACGGAATAATGTGGAACAGATGTTAGTGCGCATCGATAAAAAGAATTGGCTGGGTAACTACAGCAGCCGCGTGCAGCTCTTCCAGAGTCAGTCACACCTGGACAACTACCTCCGCTTCATGTCGCATCATCAGCTTGAGAGCAAGATCATCGGCCACGAAGTATTACAAGCCTAACACGAAGTATAGTAGATAATATAAATGTAAAACAATTAAATATAACAATTATGAGTAAGAATAAAGTAAACACGTTAATTAGTAAAAGATTCATCATCCGCAAGACCTTAATCGGTAAGGGAGTAATCGTAAGCTTCACGGACTACGATGGCAAAGTACACAAGTACAATCACGATAAAGTGTATGAGTACCACAAAGAGCGCTTCGATAATATGAACTGCTTCAAGAAGTACAAGTATTATTCACAAACATTCGCGCTACCTAAGTTCGTACGTGAAATGGATAAAGCAGACGTAATCTAATGCGTCGCTTCAGTCACAAGCAGATAATCACTGGTGCAGTCATCGGTGCTTATCTGGCCCTGGCGGGTTCAGGGATAGTGTTCGCTATCGTAAGCTTGATCACGGATCCTAACTTCAGGGTCTGATACAAAGCCGAAGGCATAACGCCGGAGGCGTGTATAGCAACGCGTATAGCATTTTCACCGTACTCTACTTGTAAGATCTTTTACAAACTAAACACGACCTTACTTAGATAATATAAATGTAAAACAAATAATATGAAAACAATCACATTAACACAATCTGACTACACTAATATTACAAAAGCTTTCTTCTACTATCTTGAAAATGAAAAAGTACTTAACCTAACTCAACAAGAAATTGATTCTATACTTGAAACTAATAACAAAATACAATAACTAACAATATGGACTTACAAGAATTAAGAGAGGAAATTTACACTGACTTTATACAAGAGTATAGTCACCTCACACAAGATCAAATAAGTGATTTAGTAGATATAGAAATTGAAAAATACAAACTAAATACGAAGTAAAGAAGATAATATATATGAATTTAAAATCTAATAATATGAAAACAAAAGTAAACACATTAGTAAGTAAAAGATTTATCATTAGAAAAACACTAATAGGTAAAGGAATAGTAGTAACATTCACCGACTATGACGGTAAAGTACATAAGTATTCACATGACAAAGTATATGAGTTATGTAAAGAAAGGTTTGACAACATGAAGTGTTTTCAAAAGTACAAGTACTACTCTCAAACTTTTGCACTACCTAAGTTTGTAAGAGAGTTAGGTGATGAGGTCTTAGTAAAATAAGATTTCACACCTTACCGGAGTAACGCACTCACCGCGAGTGTGTATAGCATATGTATAGCAAAGTGCGGTAAAGTAACGCAAAGAACAGATCGGTAAGCAAGAGATTAGTAGCGTATAGTGCGACACTAGCCTGTTATATTTAATATATTAGCTACCTAATGTCACACTTTTTAACTTTCCTACACTCAGAGGTGTGGTGTTATACCTATCCCTACTTTTTTTCTACTAAACACTGTACCTACTTTTATTACAAACTAAATACGACTCGGTGAAGATAATATATATGAATTTAAAAACAACTAAGATGAGTGAATATAAGTTTTATTTCGACCCCTATACCGTTGATTACTATGCGGATTTTAAAGAGTCAAGTGGTTGGGCTAGTACGGCAATGAGAATATATGAGTATGTAGCAGACGAGTGTGATTGGGACGGTGAAAGTGATATGCGAGCACTATACTTAGATTTGTTAACACAAGTAGAGGATAAAATAAATAAGTAGAGTTATGAAGCTAATAGATATAAGTAAGAAGGGTACGTTAAAGTTTGCGTTAAGTGATGGTAGGTTTTTATTAAACTACACCTCGGGTTATGTAAGAATAGACTACGGTGGTGATCGACTATACCAAATCAATAAGAAAACTAGTTATACCCCACCTAATAGTAAGTACAAGTACTATACTAGAGTGTTAATACCTAACCCCGCTGATCGATACCAATATTGTGTAGAGTGGGTAAAAAGAAATGTAAAATAATTAAATAAGTAAAGATATGGAATTAGTAAGTAATTGCTGCGGTGCATCACCGAGCTATATAAGCCCCGAGTTATGTGCGGTTTGTTTAGAATGGGCGGAGTTTGACGACATAAGTGAAGAATAACTTTACAAGCTAAACACGAACACCGAACGATAATAATAATGTAACAATTTAAAACACAATACTATGCCAAATATGAGTTATTGCAGGTATGAGAATACCTCAAACGATATGCAAGATGTAGTCGATACACTATTCGATTGCGATGTTGATGTAGACCTTAGTGCCCGTGAGCGGCGCGGTCTTGAAACTATACTAGAACTAGCTAGGGATATTATAGATATGGAAGATAAGATTGAGAACATAATTGAAAATAACGAGTTATGAAAAAAATTAAACTAACGGAAGGTGATTGTACATTTGTACACCACGTATTACAACGCTATGCTGCCCTCACCGAAGGCTTAGATAGCGAAGATAAAGTAGAGATAAAAAAACTAGCGGATAAATTTAGGTAATTATGAAACGTATAAACTATTATGACCACCTACATAAGCTAGCAAAAGAAAGGTACAACACTAGCTACATTGCCGGTCTTACAAGTGAACAGCGAAGTGAGCTTATCAGTGACACGTACAAAGCAATGAGAGAAAGACAAGTACTAATAAATTTAAACAAATGAATCAGTATTACGCAGAACAGATGTATCAGTTGAGTAATCGTTTACTAGACTATGGATACACACAAGCCGAGATAGGTCAGTTAACCTACGAAGAGATATTAGAGATAATTAAAAAAGAAGAGTAATGTATATAACAGTATTAAATTTTGAAGATGGTAGAGTATACCAGCACAATGTTGGGGCACACGAGCATGCCAGTGAAGATTACGAAGCTTTTCTAGACCGCGAAGGCTATGAGCTAAGCAATATAGAATGGATGGTGCACAAAGACAGTGAAATAATTAGTGAAAATCCTTTAGAAAAGTTACCGGGTTTTATGGGTACAGAGAAAGGATAATTACAAACTAAACACGAACGAGTGTCGATAATATATTTGTAACATTTAAAAACTTAATTATGACTATAAAAGTAACAAAGTTCAGTAAACGACCACGAGTAAAGTTTAACCACACACGCTTCATCGGTTTCCGAGTAGGCGAAATGCCACCAAACTTTGCTATACACAACAAACGTGAGCCCATTACCACTTGGTTCAATGCCAAAGGTTATACTTGGATAAGTGAGTTCGACTTAACCGATTCAATTGCTAAGTAATGCGGTGCTCTTGTAACAATATAATACCGGCCGGGCGAGTAAACCTCGGGTATAAAAAATGCATAACTTGCTCCGACGTTGAGCAGTACAGCTACGTACCCATTATCGCACACAAGACCGGTAACACAATTCAAATCGTCAGTCAAGCCACAAGTGCAGCAGTGCACCGATCTTGGCGACGTAAATAGACTGTCGCCGTGTGTACTCAGGGAGGAGATGACACGGCAGGTCTAAACTGGGCGTGAAATGGTTAGAATGTGTTTCCCACTAAGACTATGACGAATAGTTGAAACTTGCTAATCGGCAAGCAGCAGAAAGGATGTTTGACACATTAACGCGGGTTCGATTCCTGCCACGTCCACTAAAATTATAAATTATGACAACAAAAGAGCAGTTCCAGGTGTTTGAAAACGACACCGACGTAGCAAACGGTACCTTTAAGATAGGTAGCCTAGACGGTATATACTACCGAGACTTAGTAACTAAACTAGGTAAGCCGACCGTAATTGGGTCGGGTGATGATAAAGTACAATACGAGTGGATTATGGAGTTTGAAGGTGAAATATTCACCATATATGACTGGAAAACATATGATGCTGAGTACACTGAATATGAATTAGACACGTGGTCTATTGGCGGTAATGCAAACAGCGCCGCACTATTGTTTGCTTTTAAAGAATATATATATGAGAGTAAAGTATAATAAAACAGGTGTGTATCAATTGATATACAAAGGAGAAGTAATAGATGAGGCAGACAATGCTAAAGAAGCGGGAACACTGCAAATGGAATATAATAAAGCATTCCACACTAATTCAGTAAAACTAAAATTTAAATACGATGGATAAAGCTATGGCGAGCACCTTACGTGCTATACACGAACACAACATTACCGGCGAAGATCAAGACGGTATTACTGCAACAGTTAACGGCGTTGAAGAGTACGTTAAAGAACATATATGGCAGATACTTGAGAACCAAATGTTGGACGCGGGTGTAATACAAGATACAGGTGATAAAGCGTACGCAATGATTGAGATCGGTGTGCGAGAACTAATTTACAAACTAAACACGGACAAACATAGATAATATAACTGATGAAAGAATATAAAACTCTTTACCAGCGGCTCAAAGATGAGTACAGAGTAAAGCTAATTGAAAATAAAGACAAGTGGCCATACTTAGCACAAATCGCTGAGGAAGCACTTAATGAAAATAAATTTGTAGTAGACTTAACCATAGGCCAGCTCGGTTATATCTGCGATATGTGTGAAGTAAAAAGCTGGGATAGTATATATTTAATTTTTAACGAAGATAGATAATGAAAAAAATAATTACCGACGAGCTGATAACCAGTGAGTTAGAAAAGCGTGGCTATTTAGAATACCACGATATGGACGAAACAAAAGCGTGGAATTTACTTGAAAAACACTACGAATGCGAAGTATCAGATCAGTGGACAAATAAAAGTTTTGATTTTTATTGCTACTCCGAAACCACTTCAGACGGTTACGAGGTGTTCATCGCTACTAACAATCCTGATAGCGTATGTATAAGCGAAGATGTACATTACTACGAAAATGATTTGTCAGATGAAATTGCAGAAGCAATACAGGAAGGTTATAATATGTATATTGACGACCTAGACTGGCACCCGTTTATGGACGCTGTTGAAGAATCATATGGCAGTATGGTAGACGATATAAAAGAAGAAATAGAAGAAGAACTAATAAACAAAGGATATGAACGCGAAACCGACACTATCACAGAAGCCACTGCCTAAGTGGTTTGATGGACAAATATATAATGAGGGAGGCGAAGTAACTAATCCCTATACTGATCAATCAATGAAGTTAACAGCGGAAGAACTAAGTATGTATGACTTTATTAAAGGAGCTGAGTTTGTTATGAGTGGCTTTAGTGCTAACACTAAACTAATAAGTCAAATGCGTAGGGGTTTAGATTGGTTCCGCCGTGCTAACCCTGAAGCTTATATGGTATTACTAGACTGATGAAAGATCTGCATACCATTAAAGATATAGTTATGGGTACGGGGGTAAATATATTATCCTCGTCCCGTGACCACGAGATAGTAATTAACCGGTGGTTATATTACAAACTTGCTAAAGAACACACCCAATATTCACTGAGACTGATCGGTGAAATAGTTGGTCGTAACCATGCAACAGTAATTTACGGACTAAAACAGTTTGAAAATGAATGCGCTTGGGATAAAGATTTACAAGCTAAATACGACCAGCTTACGATAATATGTATGAAAGAAACGCGATGCAATGACGTTGTAGCAGTGGACGAACAAATAAAGTTTATGCACACTGAAATACATAAGTTATACGCACTTAAAAAACAATTACTAAGTGATGAATTTATTAACGCAAAACAGTAAACTAAAAAATACGAGTAAACAACTTGGCGTACGGGTATTCAATTTCGGTATACCTGCATACAAATCAGCCAGCGGTAAACTTACATGCCCAATGGCTAAAGACTGTGTAAAGTTTTGTTATGCTAAGAAAGGCGCATATATCTGGAGCAATGTGAAACCTGCTTTTGAAAAGCGCTATGAGCTAAGCAAAACAGACAGATTTGTAGATGCAATGAATGCTGAAATAAAACGTAAGAAACCCGATTACGTACGTGTCCATGATAGCGGTGATTATTATTCCGGCGCATATCTAAAAAAGTGGATAACGGTTGCTATACACAACCCCGACGTCAAGTTTTATTCGTACACTAATATGGTTGATCTAGTACACAAAACCGATCTGCCTAGCAACTACGATATTATATTCAGTAATGCAGGTAAACAAGTGCATATGATTGATTATGAGCAGGATAGATTTACTAAAATATTCAAATCAGAGCAAGAGCTAGACCGCGCTGGGTTTGTAAATGCAAGCAAAGTAGATTTATTTGCAACAAAATGGTTTAGTAAAAACAAAAAAGTAGGATTAATATTTCACTAATGAATAGAGATAAACACATATGGGAAGGTTGGACCGTCGGTGACTTCATTGACGATATAGAACAAATCTTTGATTGGACTTTAAAGCAATATGGTAAAAAGCATTGGGGTAATAAAGCTAATTTAAAGAAATGGGTTGCATCAGAACAACCTTACTATAAAAAACATATACCAGAAGTATATAATTACTTCTTACAAAAATCAGGATTATGAGCAAACTAGATATACACGAACGAGCAGAAAACTATATGATGGCTAAGCTCGGTGCCGCAACAAATGAACTTAAAGATGCAGAGCGCTGGGACGGCCGCGGTTGGGCTGGCGTTGAAGATTGGCAAGAAGTTAAACAAAACAATATTGCATATGCAAAACGAAGAGTAGAAGTTACACGTTACATACTAACTAAATTATATGACTGAAGAAGAAATGGACAAGTTTTCAGACTTGTTAGCAGAAAAAGTATTTAAACTAATAATGGATAGACAGGCAGATCTTGACCAACAATTCATTGAACAAGTAAAAGCGTCAGGGCAAGACATTGAAATAACCTTACAACAAGATGTGTTTGGTAATCAAGGTAATGCATCTGATGAAGAAGTGTTATTAGCTGAGCTAGCCCGGTTAATGACGCTGCTCCAAGCTTATGAAGATAAGGAGCAATACGAGAAGGCGGCAATAATTAAGAATAAAATAGATAGAATAGAAACTAAAATTAGAAATTTATGAGCACAAAAGTAACACACATATTAGTAGATTCATCAATGGTAGACACAGCAAGCTACTACAATGACAGTAAAAAGCTTATTGTTAACTTTAAAAACGGCAGAGTGTACGTATATAAAAACGTTGACGAAGGTACATTTGAAGATGTGCGTAATGCAAACTCAACCGGTAGAGCATTACACAATAAAGTGTTTGATGTATTCAAATACGAAGAACTGTAATGAATTTATTTTATCTCGATAGAGACCCTGTAACAGCCGCTAGCTATCATTATGATAAGCATAAGGTTAAGATGGTCTTAGAAGCTGCGCAAATGCTTTGTACAGCGCATCATTGTTATGGCGATGAAGAACTAAAAGATCTTATACCTTATAAGCAAGCACATTTAAATCACCCCTCCACAATATGGGTTAGGAAATCACGCACTACATATTTTTGGGCGTATGAATATATGATGGCATTGGGCAGAGAATATACAAAAAGATATGATAAAGAACATTTAACTATAATCAAATGTAGAGATTTTCTTTCTCAATATCCTAGATATACACAAGGCGACGATTGGTGCGAGCCACCACAGTGTATGCCAGATGAATATAAGGTTGAAGGTGATAGTATTTCGGCTTACTGGAATTACTACGAGGGAGACAAATATAAGATAGCAAATAAAAATGAGCAGAAAATTGTACGACCATTCGCAGAAAAAGTATAAATTTGCAATAGCAAATAATGAATGGTATAAACAGAAAATTAAAATTAGTACGTCAAAAGTGTGACGCTAGCTAATTAAGTATATAAAGTAACAGGCTAATGTCACGCAAAATGTTTTACTTAAATAATAATAATATAGTCTATCGACGTGATCCGATCAGTGATAAACCCACAGAAGTTTATGAGTGGGGTTATTTCTATGAGCACGGGACGTATGAATGCTATACATTGTTTAGAAGTAAAGCGCAGATAACAACATATAAGTCGTTAAAGTGGCATTTACTTGTTCTTTGGTACCTTAATCCTCAGCTAAATCCAGATAAGTTTGAAGAATTAGCATGGTTTATTGCAGAAAAGTCAAATGGATTTGCTACCTTTACCATGCCTGAGCTACTACTCAAGACAATGATTTATGAAATCAGTATGATGGATTTAGATCAACCGCCTAAAAATAAACTAAGAAAAGTTATTTTTAAAGATAATACAGGGTTGACAAAAAGTGAAAAATTATCTATAGTAGGAAAGCTCATAGGAAGAGGGAGCAAGGCAACTCCAGAGGATATATATGAAACAATGTTATTACTGCACGATGATGATAAAAAAATTACCGTTGCAGCAATAGCTAAAGTTCTCAGTGTTTCAACCCGTACGGTGTACAGGAATATGACGCATGAGTTAACCAAAGAGAAAGAGCTTTTAAATGAAAAAGTATAATGTAACAAACTACATTCGGTATAAAGAGGACTTAGACTTTTGTTTAAGTGTTATACCAGACAAAGCTTTTAAAGACTATAGTAGGCAGGAATTAATTACTGTGTTCTTACCGCTTGTAGAAAATATTAGTAGAAGATTTGCCACGTCGCAGCAAGCGTCAGGGGTTCTTACTATTAATGATTTAATACAAGAAGGAAGCATAGGTTTAATTGCAGCTATTGATAGAATAGATTGGGAATCACTTGCGCAAAGTGACGATCAAGAATTAACACTAAAATCGTTTTTAGGCAAACGTATACGAGGGGCTGTGAGAAGATCAATAGATATTAATCGCGGTGATATGCGTATACCAGAGCATAAATTAAATGAGATTAGAAAAAATTCTGGCAAGGATAGATTAATAGTTGAAACGTTCTTTAATCAGATATTTTTAAGTATTGATAACAATCCAAATGTAGATGATGAAAATTCTATGTTTCAAATACCAGATAATTCTGAGCCGTACAATATTGCATTACTTAACGCGTATCTATTAGGTATAATGAAAGAACACCTAACAGATAAAGAGTATGAAGTAATACGATTAAGTTATGGATTAGACTGTGATAAGATGTCAGCTAAAGATATAGCAGACAAACTGGAAATTAATGGCATCGCAAGTTATGTGCGAGTTTCGCAAATAAAAAAGGAAGCAATTGATAAGCTAGTAGACAACGTTCCAAGCGAGCAAGTAATTGATTACCTGTAAGTTAGGGCTAACAAAAGTGTATAATACGTAATAATATATATATGACAATTCACGAGAAATTAAGTAAAATTCAACAAGAATTTAAAGCAAAGAAGAGTCGCTTTAATTCATTCGGAAAGTACAATTTCCGATCTGCTGAAGATATACTTGAAGCGCTAAAACCGTTTAATGAAAAGTACAATGTGTACTTTAAAGTAGACGAAACCTATTTAGGTGAAGGTGTTATTGAAAGTGTTGCCGTTGCAGTAGATGCAGAAGGTGGTATGGAAGTAGCAGCTAAAGCCATTGTAGGTGTAGATTTAAACCAAAAAGGTATGCAAGTACCTCAACAGTTTGGGTCAGCCTCAAGTTATGGTAAGAAATATGCGCTAGGTAATCTACTGCTTATTGATGACACCGCAGATGCTGATGCTACTAACACTGGAGGCCGTGACCAAAAGAAAGAAAAGCCAGTATTAAAATCTGGCACTGATGCGTTTGATAAAGCAATTCAGTATATTAAATCTGGCGGATCAATTCCTGCAATCAATGCAAAGTATAAGGTAGACACCGCTGCTAAAGCAGAACTTAAAAAGTATGAACAAGCCTGAGATTTTAGAAAAGCTTAAAGATGACGAACATTACTACGGTGCGTTCGGTAAACAATATTTAAGCAATTCTGATATAGGAACATTACTGAATGACCCTTTGCAGTATGGGCAGCCGACGAAAGCATCACCCAATTTAATTATTGGTAGTTACTTTCACACGGCTATACTTGAACCGGATAAATTAGAACGCTTTAAAATTATTGAGGCAAGTACAAGGAATACGAAAAAGTATAAAGAGTTATCTGGCGGAGAGATGTGTATGCTTCAACAAGAAGTTGATAATGTACAGAAGATGCGAGAAATACTTTTAGCTAATGATACTGCAAAGAGTTTAATTCAAGGTGATAATGTAGAGTATGAAGTACCCGGCATAATTGAGCTGGAGAATAATATGTGGAAAGGTAAAGCTGATATTGTTAATCACGATGAGAAGCTTATTATTGATTTGAAAACAACAAGTAACGTAAATGGTTTTCGTTCAAGTGCACGCAAGTGGAACTACGATAGCCAGGCTTATATTTATAGTAAGCTATTTGGTTATGAATTTTTATTCATTGCAATAGACAAAAATTCGCATATTATTGGTATCTTTGACTGTTCGCCTGATTTTTATGAAGCAGGTAAACGCAAAGTAGAAGATGCAAGTGCTGCATACGATCTATTTTACAACAACGAGGATTTCGATCCTACTAATTATTTTATTAATAAAACCCTTTAAAACCAAATATTATGGCACGAAGAAAAATGAAAGTGTGTAATGTAACTGGAATTAAAACCAGTGAGAATAATTTTTATAATAACCAAAACCATGTAAAAGCAGTAGACAACTTACGCCGCAACAATGGTGTATCACTAGATGCTTTACGTAGAACCTTCAACAACTTGAACGAGTATGGCTTCAATAATTAAAACAAGTATAGACTTGACAAAGATCGATAAAACTAAAATTATCGATGGCAAGAAAGGTAAGTATTTACCTATCACAATAACTATAAACGACGAACTTGATCAATTTAATAATCAAGGTCCTGTTATTATTTCGCAATCTAAAGAAGAGCGTGAGGCGCAAGAGGATAAAGTTTACCTTGGGAATGTACAAGTTGTATGGACTAATGGTGATAATGTAGCTGCTGCTCCAAGAGACGGTGCGCCAAGTGCACCTGCTAAACCGGCTGCAGTTGAAGAAGATTTGCCGTTCTAATGCCAACGTGTGAATTTTGTGATCAGGAAATATCGCAGGAGGAATATGACTTTTGCGATATATGCCCTGATTGTAGAGATAATGAAGAATGGTAAAATAAATTAAATTAAATGCAAGTTAACAATTCGGAGATCAATGGATATTTGATTGACCAGTTTAATCAATACGACCTAAAAGTAGGAGCGTCACAGGGTACTTGCCCTATGTGTTCTGAAGATAGGAAACCTGAAAATAAGAAAGCAAAGTGTGCTTCTTATGATTGGGAACGGGGTCTCGGAACTTGCCATAATTGTGATCGCACATTTCAAATGCATACTTATCAGCGCAAAGGCGCTAGCGAAAAAGTATATGTCCGGCCTGAAACGCCAGATGCTATACACGAAGTTAGTACTAACGTTGAAAAGTGGTTTGAATCACGCGGTATATCAAAGCAGACACTCAAAGCTCTCAAAGTAACCGAGGGCTCTGAGTTTATGCCACAAACCGGTAAGACCGAGAATACCATACAGTTTAATTACTATATGGGAGACCAGCTTATAAATGTTAAATACAGAGATGGTCGTAAAAACTTTAAGTTATATAAGGGTGCCGAAAAGGTTTTCTATAATATAAATAGTATCGTAGGATATGAATATTGTATTATTGTAGAAGGCGAGATGGATGCCCTTTCGTTATATGAAGCGGGTATTGAAAATGTAGTGTCCGTACCAAATGGTGCTACGCTTAATACTAATAACTTAGATTACTTAGATAGTTGTATAGACTATTTTGAAGACAAAGAAAAAATAATTATTGCAGTAGATGCAGACGAAGCAGGCCAAGCGTTGCAGCGTGAACTAGTTAGAAGACTAGGCGCTGAAGTTTGTTACCTCGCTGATTTTAATGGTTGCAAAGATGCAAATGAATATTTATTAGAATATGGAAAAGAAGAACTGGCAAAGCGTATTACCAAAGCACGACCTGTACCGCTTGAAAACGTCACAACGTTCAAAGATATTGAAGGCGAAGTTACCGACTTTGTTACGAATGGTTTCAAACCCGGGTATCAAATTGGTTTACAAAATTTCGATGACATATTTTCAACTTACACTGGTCAATTTATTACAGTCACTGGTATACCTAGTTCGGGTAAATCAGATTTTGTCGATCAAATGTGTGTCGGCTATAATGCGAACTATGGATGGAAAACAGCTTTCGCTTCGCCTGAAAATGCTCCGACTTATCTCCATGCACACAAACTAATGCGTAAAGTGTGGCAGGATATGCCACGTAAAACAGATATTGGTGGTGATAAATGGAATCAAGTTGCTGAGCATGTGAACGACAACTTTTTCTTTATAGATATGGAGCGTTACACGCTTGAGTCAGTGCTGCGTAAAGGCGCTGAGCTAGTTAAGCGTAAAGGTATTAAGTGCCTTGTTATTGATCCATTCAATAAAGTTAGAGACGTTGATTGTAAAACAGAAGACGTTAACCGTTACACAATGGAATACTTAACTAAGATTGAAATCTTTGCTAAGAAGTATGATGTATTAGTATTTATTGTAGCACACCCAACTAAAATGTATAAAGGTTCAGATGGTCAAATAGAAGAACCAACTATGTATAACATTAAAGGTGGTGGTGAATGGTATGATGCAAGTTATCATGGTATTTTAGTTCACAGAAACTATGAAGCTAAAACTGTTAAAGCTAAAGTGTTGAAAGTTAAGTTCCAAAACCTCGGTGAAAACGGCGCTGAAGCTCATTTCAAGTGGGAACCAAAGTCAGGCTGCTTTATACCTCATCAAGATATAACTATTAATGATGATCCCCTACCATGGGAAGCGGTTTAAGTAAAAAAAAGAAAGGATTTTTTAAACCAATGTTGCCTTACAACCGCAGCGATTTGGAAAATAATGCTTATCTTTGGTGTGTACGAAACAACATAGCAATTTCGCCCTTTGCGGTAGCCGGTAGCGAGCCTCGTAAATGGTGGGTAGATGTTAAAGCAAAAAATAAAGTTAAACGTAGTCCATATCAGTACGATGAGCATCAGATATGGCCTAAAATATTTGAATTATATGTATTCTATTATGAAAAGTACGGATTATGAATTACAATATAGGGATATACTCCGGCGATGCTTAAGTGATAATTCCGTTTATAGAGAAGACCGAACGCGTGTTGGGTGCTACTCTATATTTAATCAAAGTATGGAGTTTGATGTTAGCAATCGCTTTCCTATATTAACTGGGCGTAAGATGTTTCCTAAAGTTTTTAATACTGAAATGAAATGGTTTTTAAATGGTGAAACAAACATTGAAAGATTTAAAAAAGCAGGTGTTAAAATATGGGATGCTTGGGCAGATGAAAACGGCGATTTAGGGCCTGTTTATGGCCATCAGCTTAGAAACTTTAATAGTCAAGGTTTTGATCAGATGAAGGACGTTATATGGAGCCTGTGCCACGAACCAGATAGCCGTCGCCATGTTATATCGCTGTGGAATCCAGCTGAGCAAGAAAAGATGGCATTACCTCCTTGTTATTTATACTTTCAATTCTTTGTTGAGAACGGAAAAATTAATATGTTTGTAGTACAAAGATCTGGAGATATGTATTTAGGAGTGCCTTATGATGTTGCATTATTTACTTTAATTATAAATTATGTAGCACATAAAACAGGCTATCAAATAGGTAAACTTGCAGTAAATATTATTGATGCTCATGTATATTTAAACCAAATTGAAGCAGTAAAGAAATATTTAGAGCAACCAATGCATAATTTACCAGCATATAGATTTTGTACTAACAAAGGTGTGCGACTAGTTGATTATCAACACGGTCCCCATATACCAGCACCTGTAGCAATATAAATTATGTATTATTTATATCACATACCAGGTAAGAAGATAGGTGTTACACGTAATCTTTTTATTCGCGTTACTAAACAGCAGGGCTATAAGCCTAACGAATATGAAGTTCTTGAGCAGTCAGACGATATAGATTATATATCAGACCGCGAAATAGAACTTCAAAAGTCTTATGGCTATAGAGTAGATAACAAAAAGTATAAAAATTTATACTTTAATAAATTAAATAAAATGAAAATAAACCCGACAGACCAAACAACAACATTCCCAGTACCTGTTAATAAACTAAAAGGTGCACTAATGGATAACCAAGGTACCGAATGGGACACCTGGCTTGGTAAATTTAAAATATCAAGTGAAACAATACCCTGGATAGTAGCTAATGCAAAGCCTTCTATGTATAACGATGGTCGATGCTACATATATAATAAAGCTTATCATGAAGCGTTTATAGCGGAGCCGGCACTTGGTAATAATACATTTGATTTAATTCGCTCATGGGCAGATGTTCGTGGCATAACACAAAATGGAGATGTTAAAACACAATATATTAAGTTACTTGAAGAGGTTGGTGAGCTTGCAGACGCCATACTCAAAAACAATAAAGAGGACATTATTGACGCTATTGGTGATGCCGTTGTGGTACTTACCAATCTTTCCACTTTGGCTGGTGTCAACATTGAGCATTGTATCGATAGTGCATATGGCG